GCGAAGCGCGCCGCCCTCGAAACCGAGCTCGCCGCCGCGAACGAGCGGTGTGCGGAACTGGAGGCGACGAAAGAAGCGGTGTGGGACGCACTACAAGACGCGCCAGAATTGAACCCGTCCAACTACGATCACGAGCAGGTCTGCGAGTTGAACTCAAAGATGGTCGAGGCGTACTTGACTCTCAAGCACGACATACCATCCACCATCCTCGCCGCCGTCCGCGAGAAGGCGCGGCGGGAGGCGTTGAATCAGGCCGCAGACTCATGGGCCGTGTTGCGCGATGGTCCGGATTGCTGTGGCTATGAATTGGCGCATGGCGGTGTCGAGGAATGGCTGCGCAAGAAAGCGCTGGAGGTGAAGGGATGAGCGCCATCAAAGAACTTATGGAAGTGCTTGATGCGGCAAAGGCGGTGCCCATGATTCGCGCCGACCAATACCGGGACGAGTTCCTCGCCCTCACCGCCGAGCGGGACGCACTAAAGGCTAAGTGTTTGGGCCTCGCTGAGCAGTCAGCAGAACGAGGCAACAAGTTGATCGAGGCGCGGGAGGAGAACGGCCGGCTCCGCACCGCGCTGTGCGAGACGCGGGAGGCGTTGGAATTTGTAATTGGGGATCATAACATCCCTGGCGACTGCTACTCAACAGGCCCGGTGACCGGGACGCCCCTTGACGCAGTATGCCCGTCCTGTAGCGGCATAAGAGTCCTCGCCCGCCACGCCGCCCTCGCGGGGGAGGAGGTGGCCCGTGGGTGACCGAACCGAGATCGCATGGACCGACGCGACGTGGAACCCGCTTAGGGGTTGTTCGCGCGTGTCTGAAGGTTGCCGGAACTGCTACGCCGAACGCATGGCGGCGCGTGGTCTGCCCGGTTTGAACTCACCCACGACGGGCGAACCCTTCGCCATCATGACGCCGCAGGGACCGCGCTGGACGGGCAAGGTGGAGTTGATCGAGAGCCAGTTGGACGTGCCGCTGCGGTGGAGGAAGCCGCGCCGGATCTTTGTGAACTCGATGAGCGACACGTTCCACGACAGCGTTTCGCGGGAAGACATTGCCACGCTGTTTGGAATCATGGCCGTCGCGGGGGCGTACGAAAAGGGCGAAAACCCATTGTTCGGCCAGAAGTACAACCAGAAGCGCGGGTTTTACGGAGGCATGGGGCCGCACACGTTTCTTGTGCTTACCAAGCGAGGGCAAAGAATGCGCGAGGTTGTGGGGTCGCCGTGGTTTCAGCGCGAGGCTGCATACTCGGCCTACAAGTGGGCGCACGACCGCAGGGACGCGGGGTATTTGTCGGATCGCATCTGGCAGGATAGCAATTCCGCATGGTGCGCACCTGGTCGGCATGGGCGACTGTGGCCCCTGCCGAACGTCTGGCTCGGCGTCTCTGTTGAGGACCAGACGACGGCTGACGAGCGGATACCGCACCTGCTGGCTACGCCGGCGGCTGTGCGGTTCCTGTCGGTGGAGCCGCTGTTGGGGCCGGTGGATCTCAGTTGTTGGCTTAAGCCGGAGCATTGGACTGGCGGCGGGCTTGACGAGTGCGGCCCCGGTGCATACTACCACAGAGAGGATTGCCCTTGTAACGGGACAGGCGTGATGCCGCAAAACCTGCACTGGGTCATAGTCGGCGGCGAGTCCGGGACTGGGGCGAGGCCGTGCCGGCTGGAGTGGATCAGGTCGATAGTGCAGCAGTGCGCGGCGGCCGGCGTGCCGTGCTTCGTGAAGCAGATCGGAAGTCGCCCAGAATTCGCCTCGGATCACTGGCCGGAAGGATTGACTAGCGCTCTTTGGAGTAGCGACCTTGGAGTTTACGACTACCCGGCAACCAAGAAGGGTGGCGACCCTACTGAGTGGCCCGACGACCTACGAGTGCGGCAGTTCCCGGAGGCCCGCAATGCCTGACCAAATCATCACGGTCGAATCCATCGTGCGCAAGGCGCTAGTGGAAATGGGCGCGGATGGCTTGTGCCACCCAGATAGCGAGTGCGGGTGCGATGTGAATGACTTGGCTCCTTGTGGGGATTTGGGAAGCGAGTGCCAACCCGCATACCGGAAGCGTTGCGAGAAATGCGGCGAGGTCGGGTACTTTCCAGGGCGGCGTATTGGGCCGTGGGTTTGCGGGGATTGCGAGGAGGGCGACAATGCCTGACTTCACCCCCGCCGAGATCCGGGACGCCCGCAATAACCCGAAGCCGGGGGACGTGTGGGCGCGGGGGGTGCTGCGGGCGATACGCAAGATTTCAGGGACCATCGTCTATCACTCCACCACTAACCACGGGTATAGGTATGACGATGAGTGCGATTTGCGTTACTGGGGCAAATGGTGCCTCCACGCCACCCTGATCCGGAGGGGCGCATGACCCCGCGCCACAACATTTCCATACCCTCTTGTTTCGCCGGCGGATTCGGTGTAGGATGCCGGCATAACCAGACACCACGACCGGCAGCCGCGCCTATCTCATCTGGGGCACCACTGCCGGTCGTTCTGCGAGCGGAGGGCTGATGTCTAAGGTCCCTGTCTACATCTGCATCGAGGGCAAGGCCCAAATGATCCAGCGGCTGCCGTCGGACGAGGCCGAGAAACTGGTCACATTACGGCGCCTGAAGCCTGTCCGCGGGAGACGCGGGCACCTCAAGGCCTGCGTGGTCATCGAGCGGCTGACGGGTTTGATCCACCTGGAGCGGACGGGCTACTGTATCACGCAGGACTTGCCGACTGGGCCGGTGTACGCACTGGTGGGCGCGCGAGGAAGTGAGATCTAATGGACGAGACAGGCAACCCGACGACGCGCGGCTATGAGCAGCCGGGGCCGATCAATGTGGAGTTCAAACTTGAGCCGGTGGACGGCCTCGACTTGACGCACATTGACCGACCGATAGAGATTGAGTTCACATCCACGGATGAGGACGGCAACTCCAAGCCCATCACGCTTCAGGGCGGCATGGTCGAGGCCGACGGCCTGACGTGGTGGGAGCGCAAGATCCGCGAGTTGGAGGCCGATGGACGAGGCAAGCCACTGGACGAGGCAGGGTGATGGACGAGGCGATCACCTCGGCGCATCAATGGACGAGGCTGCCCGACGTCTGATGGACGAGGCCGGCTTCAGCCTGTCTGGGCCTCCGCTGCCTGCGCCTTCGCCGCCGCCTTCGCCTCGATCCAGCGCTTCCGGCCCTCGACCATCTTGCGGGTGATCTCCGCCCGCTGCTCCGGAGTCACGTCAGCCCAGCGCGACCTGGCCGCGGCCGAAGCTCCCTCCCTGCGTTCTGCTGGCGACAGGTTCGCGGATCGCGCCAGGCCGCCGAGTCGCCCGCGGCTGGCGCGGGGCATAGGTTTTCTCTTCATGTCAATCCTTTCTGCGCCCAATGGACACGGCTACGCGTTCGCCCAGCCTCTCAATGGACGAGGCGAGGTAATGGACGAGGCATCACATCCACTGGACGAGCCACAATGGACGAGCCTAGATACACTGACGCGGCCCGCCCGTCTGGACGAGCCGCACTATCTGATCTCCAGCCCTCCGCCGTCTGCGAACAGCGGGGGGCCGGGGACGGCCTCTGCCGGCCACCACTGGCACAGGTCCGCCCGGAGGGGCGGTTTACTGTGGGCGGTAGTCTGGATTCGGCCACGAGATTAGCAACCGGACCCCAACATCACCTACTCCGTTGATCCTGCGAGAGACTGGCGCAGAGTGGTGGATTGTCGCGCCCGCTGGCAGTGGGCAATATTCGCTCTCCCAAATCGTTACGGTTGTGCCGTTTGTCGGCTGATCCCATGGTGCGGTACTCATATCTCTCTCCTCTCTCGGCTGTCGCCTATTCCGGCCTCTGCGAAGGCCAGGACGGGCGGGGCTGTCGCCAGCCCGCCGGGGTTACGTCAGTTTCAGGTTGTAGACCAGCGATCCATCGGTCAACATTTCCTCTCCTCTCAGCGCTCTGCGCCGTCTGGCTGCTTCTGGTAAGTAGCCTCTACACAATACTCTCATAGTGCTAAGCATGAGTCAAGGAAAATCGACATCAGACGTAAAAAAAAGTGAGGCGGCCAGGCCGAGTCCAGGCGAGCTCCGAGGCCGGCCAAATTCCCGCGCTTGACACCGAAACAAAAGAGTGGCATCCTGTTTGCGATAGCACGTCAGATCGCGGCTGACGAAAATCTCTTCCCGTAGCCCCCGACAGGGGGTTTTTGTTTTGGAGTAGACCCTTGGGTGAGGGGGGGGTAGGGGGGGGTGTTCGGCGGCCGGTAACCACGGCCGAGCTCGAGTAGGGGCGCGGTGCTCGAGCCCAGCATGAGGCGGCCGCGGCAAACAGACGGTACCGCGGAGCTGGCAGGCACCGGCCGGTAGCAATCGGCGGCCGGCGGCCAGGCTGACCGGCGCCTTGGCGGATACCGCGGCCGGCCTCGAGCCAGGCGAGTCAAATCGACATATTCAAGTATTTGCAAAGGTACTCCCGACGGGATCTAGCGGGCGGGTGGTTACCTTGCACACATACGCCAATTTTCAGGGGTGGCGGGCAGTTAACCGACTTTGGCGCGTCGAAAGATTAACCGATGGGCCGATTAACCACTTCGGCGGAACCTAAGTCATTGATGCTAAACGGGAAACAGCTTGCCGCCGAGTTGGGTGTCAGCCCGCCGATGGTCGTCAAATACAAGGCGGCCGGCAGGATTCGGCCCCTAGCCAACGGGCTTTTCGACTTGGATGAGTGCCGGGCATCACTGAGTCACAGCCTCGGAGCGAAGCAAGGCGGCGTCCCGCGGCGGGGCGATCGAGTGGCGGCGAAGCCCGTTGCGCCGGTCGCTGTCGCGCCTGTCGTGGAGCCAAAGCCCCGGAAGTTGGCGGCAGTCGCCAAGCCGAAGCGGGCCGCGATTGCGAAGCAGGTCGAGCCGAGCAGGGAGCAGAGCAAGGCCGATCTGGAGCGGGAAGCCCTTTTGGAGCGGATTCGCCGGGACCGGCTGCGGAATGACAAAGAGGAGCGCCGGCTGGTGGACCGCGCCGAGGTGGAGTCGGCAACCGAGGCCCGGTTTCGCGCCGATGCCGAGGCGCTGCTGAACTGGCCACTGCTCGTCCACCGGGAGGTGGCGGCAGAACTGGGATCCGAGGAACGGACCACGCGGTTGGTGCTTGAGAAGTACGTTCGGCAGTTCATGACGGAACGGTCAATGGCAAAGTCCAAATGACAGCACGGCAGACAGTCAACCAGGCCGCGAACAGAGCCTGGGTTCCGCCGCCCGACCTGTCGGTGGCGGATTGGTCAGAGAAGAACGTCTGGCTCGGCGGGGATTCCCCTGAGCGCGGCCATTATCGGGTCGCCCGAACGCCTTACGCCCGCGGCATCATGGACTGCCTGTCGCCGTCCCATCCGGCCAAGGATATCGTCCTCGAAAAAGGATCGCAGACGGGCGGGACCAGGATCGGTCTGAACTGGATGGGCTACATCATCGACCAGAACCCGGCGCCGACCATCGTCACGTTGCCGAGCGAGGGTGTTGCGAAGGAGTGGTCGAACCAGCGGCTGACCCAGTTGGTCGACGACACGCCCGCGCTGGCCGGCAAGATCACGGACACCAAGCGCAAGGGCACCGGCAACACGACGTACCTCAAGAAAATCGCTGGGACTGCCGCCACGATCAAGATTGCGTGGTCCACGAGCGCCAAGAAGATGCGCTCGACCCCGGCGGCGAACAAGTTCTCGGATGAGGTTGACGGGTTCGTAGGGGATGCCGAGGGTGAGGGCGATCCACTGTTCCTGTTGAGCCGGCGCTCGACCAACTTCCCCAATGGCAAGCACTTCATGGTGTCGACGCCGACGCTTGAGCCGTCGCGGATTCATCGGGAGTTTTTGAAGGGCGACCAGCGATACTACTTTGTGCCCTGCCCGCTGTGCGGCCACTTCCAGCGGTTCGTGTTTGCTCAGTTCCGTTGGCCGAAGCGTGTCGAAGGGGAACCGGCAACCGAGGCCGCCAGCCGGCGAGCCCAGGTTTACTACGAGTGCCGTGAGTGCGGCGGCCACATCACTGAGCGGCACAAGACCCGGATGCTGGCCGAGGGGACATGGCTGGCGTGCGCCGGGCGGCCCGACCTCATGGAGAACGGATTCTCGCCGGCCGAGCGGATTGGGCTTGAGCCGATCTTCCGGCAGATGAGCAAGGCCCTGTCTGCCAGCTTCCATCTGCCAGCCTACTACTCGCCGATGGGCTGGTACGGATGGGAAGACCTCGTAAAGGACTGGGAACTGGCACAGGGCGATACCCGCGTCCTGAAGGGCATTGTGAACACAGTATTTGCCGAGGCGTGGAAGGAAAAGGGCGATGCGCCGGACCCGCGGCGGCTGTCCGACCGGCGCGAGTCCTACGAGATTGGCGTGGTCCCGAAGGGCGGGCTGCTGCTGGTGGGAGCCGCCGACATTCAGGCCGACCGCATTGAGTTCGAACTGGTGGCCTTTGGGCGCCGGAATCAACGGTGGAGTGTCTACTACGAAGTCATTCAGCCGATGCGCCGCAACCTGAAGGGCGAGTTGACTCCGTGCCGCACGTCGGAGCCCGAGCCGTGGGAACGGTTTGCCGAGTTGATTGCGCAGGAGTGGCCGGTCGAGGGCGGCGGGACGTTGCCGATCCGGGCGGTCGGCGTGGACACTGGCTTCAACGCCGATCCGGTTTACGACTTCTGCCGGCGTTACCCGCAGCCGCTGCATGGTCCGACCGGCTCGTTTGTGCTGTCGGACAGGACCGTCGTGCCGCTAAAGGGTGGCCCCAGTTTTACGAAACTGATTGACACGGTGTCCACCACCGACGCGGCCCGCAAGCGCCGTGGCCTCCGGATCGTGAAGGTGGGCTCGTCCTACGCGAAGCAGTGCGTTTATGACGCCCTCCGGCTCGACAAGCCCGTCGATAACGGCGAGTATCCGGTTGGCTACTACCATTACCCGGATTACACGTTCGATTTCTTCCAGGGCCTGACCGCTGAAAGCCGGCACGTCACGGCGAAGGGCTTGGTGGAGTGGCGGAAGGACTCGCCGCGCAACGAACCTCTCGATTTGGCCGGGTACAGCCTGGCTGTCGCGTACTTGTGCGGGATGGATCGGTTTCAGGAGCACGACTGGGCGTCCATTGAGCTTCGGCTCGGGCGCTCAATGCAATCGGCTCCTCGGTTCACCGAATCACTGACCGACCGTCCCGCACAGGCCCCAGCGCCTCCCGCGCCTCGAATCATGGGAAGGATGACGCTCTGATGGCTTTGACGCTGGAACAACTTCAAGCGAAGCGCGATTCACTGATCTCTGATATCGCGCTGGCCCGTTCCGAGATGAGCGACGGCGACAAGACGACTCGCTGGCAGGCCGTTGACCAGATGGAGAAGGCGCTGGCGCGGATCGACAGCGAGATCTCTTCGGTCACGACAACCAGTACGCGGCCCAGACAGATCCGCATGGCGACTTCGAAGGGCCTGTGAGCCGCAGGCCGCCGGGCGACCCCGACGCAAACGGCTTGACGATCGATCAAATAGGAGCAACACGATGAAGAGAGCAGTCCGCATCAATGGCTTCCCCGTCATGCCGGGCCTTCCGCCCTGGCTGGCTTTCACGCAGGGCAACATCTTCCACGTCAAGCCGTACAGCGGCTCCGACACCAACACGGGGCGCAGCCCGAGCGGGGCGTACAAGACTCTCGCCAAGGCCCTGGCATCGGCCACCGCCAACCAGAATGACGTCGTGCTGCTCTATGCCGAGTCCAACGCCTCGGCGCAGACCACCGACTACCAGGCCACGGCGCTGAACTGGAACAAGGATGGCGTCCACCTGATCGGCGTCAACTCGGGCGTCAGCATGTCGCCGCGGTCGCGCATCGCGCCGGCTTCGGCCTACGCCGCCGCGACTCCGATCTTCACGGTTTCGGCGAACGGCTGCTACTTCGCCAACCTCGCCATCTACATGGGCGTCACCAGCACCACGCCGCTGGGCGCAGTGTCGGTGACGGGCGCGCGTAACCGCTTCGACAACTGCCACATCCTCGGCATGGGCGCGGCCACCAACGACGTCGCCGGGGCGTACTCGCTCCTGTTGTCCGGAGCCGAAGAGTGCGAGTTCCACAACTGCACCATCGGCTCGGATCGCACGGCGCTTGGCGCGGCCTCGAACAGCCAGGTGCTCATCGCGGCCACTGCGAAGAACATCCTGTTCAAGGACTGCCGTTTCCGGCTGTGCTCGACCCACGCGACCAATCACCTGTTTCTCCGCGCCGCCGCAAGTTCGCTTGACGGCGCCGTGGTGTTCCAGAACTGCGTCGGCGTCAACTCCCAGTCGCGCAACGTCAGCGGCGTCGAGTTGACCTACGCATTTTCCGTCTCGGCCACCGCCGGCGGCGACGTGGTTCTGGATGCCAACAGCGCATTCCAGGCCACCGATCTCAATGCGACCGATGCCGGCAATGTCTACAGCGCCGGCGCGGCCGTTGGCATCCTCGTTCCGACCCTGAAGTAAACCCCTGACGAAAGGCTCGGCGGCCAGGTTTCGATCTGGTCGCCGGGCCGCACCACCATGAACAGATACCTTCGCAACATCACGCAGGCGGGCAGAGCCTTCGGTCGCGCCGTCATGGGCTCAACTTCCGGCTTTGAAGCGGCCTCGCGCGGCCACCAGATCGCCGGTTGGACCGAACTTGACTCCGCTATCGACACGCTCATGGCAAGCGAGGGAGACAGCCTCCGCAGCAAGAGCCGTGGCCTGGTTCGCAAGAACTCCTGGGCCAAGAATGCCGAAGAGATCTGGGTCGCCAACATGATCGGGACAGGCATCAAGCCGGAGTCCCTGCACCCCAATAAAGACGTTCGCGCCATTGTCCAGAAGGCGTGGAAGCGCTGGACCGACGAAGCTGATGCGGATGGCTTGACCGACATCTACGGCCTGCAGGCGCTAGTGATGCGTGAGAACTTCGAAGCCGGCGAGTCGCTGATTCGGTTCCGACCGCGGTTTGAGGAAGACGGCTTGTCGGTACCACTTCAACTGCAAGTCATCGAATCCGAGCACCTGCCGCTGACGCAGTTCGGCAACAACGGCAACAACGTCATTCGCTCCGGTATTGAGTTCACGCCGTTCGGCAAGCGTGCGGCCTATCACCTGTACCGCGAGCACCCCGGTTTGGGTCACATGAGCAAGGGCTTGAACCCCGGCGAGATCGTGCGGGTGGATGCCGCCAACGTGATTCATTCGTTCGACGTGCTGCGCGCGGGCCAGATGCGCGGAACGCCGTGGCTTGCGCCCGTGATGGTGGCTCTTTGGGAACTCGACCAGTACGTCGACGCGACCCTGAAGAAACAGAAGATCTCGAATATGTTTGTGGGCTGGTACCGGGCGATGAGCGATGAAATCGCCGCCGTCCTGATGTCCAAGTCGCAAAGCAACTCAGGCGAGACGGCCCCTGCTGGCGTGGCGTTCGGCGAGGTTCAGCCGGCCACTATCCTTGACCTCAGTGCTGGCGGCGGCACGCTCGACTGGTCTAACCCGCCCGATCCATCGTCAAGTTTTCCCGACTTCGTGAAGGCTATGCTGCGCATGATCGCTTGCGGCGTGGGTGTCCCCTACACTCGCCTGAACTGGGACACGTCGGATTCGACGTTTGCCAGCGAGCGCAGCGAATTGCTCGAGTTCCGGCGCCGGTGTGAGCAGAAGCAGTTCTCCATGATGGCGTTCCAGGTTTGCCGCCCCATCTGGCGGCGCTGGATCAAGGACGCCGTACTGGCGGGCGTGCTGCCGAAGCCACGAACCCCGGCTGAATGGAACGACCTCTACAGCGTTGAATGGCGCACCCCGAAATGGGCGTGGGTTGACCCGCTGAAGGATGTCATGGCGGCGAAGGAGGCCGTGCGGTGCTCCTTTACGTCCAGGACTGCCCAGATCCACGAACTCGGCTACGACCCCGAGCAGGTCGATGCCGAGATTGCGGCCGACAACGAACGGGCCGACCGTCTCGGCATCGTGTCGGATTCGGACCCGCGCCAGACGCAGAATAACGGAGCGGGACAGGCGGCGGCCGCCAATGAGCAGCCGACAGGAGCGAACAAAAATGGGTAATCTGTCACATCTTGCAACCCGGCTTTTCGGCACTCCGCTGCTGATCGAGCGCTCCAAGATGGATGTCATCCTGTCGGTCCTGGGGCCGCGCCTCGGCATTGAGATGGAAGCCGCCGCGCCCGTTACAGGCGAGGAAGGCCGCGCGCGCAAGCCTTACCACGTCACCGCCGACGGCATCGGCGTTATCGACGTCGTGGGGCCGCTGGTCAAGCGGGCCTCTGGCGACTTTCTAAGTGGGGGCCCGACCACCTACGGCGAGGTCGAAAACGACTTCATGGATGCCGTCACAGACCCCAAGATTCGCGGCATCCTACTTCAGGTCGACTCTCCTGGCGGCGAGGCTGTCGGCTGCTTCGAACTGAGCGACCTAATCTATTCTCAGCGCGGATCCAAGCCCGTCTATGCGGTTGCGGATGGGGATGCCTTCAGCGCGGCCTACGCGATCGCCAGTTCAGCGGAACGTCTCTACGTCATCCCGAGCGGTGGCGTCGGCAGCGTGGGCGTCTGGGCCATGCACGTCGACCAAAGCGAGTTCAACAAGCGGCAGGGCTTCAAGCCGACGTACATCTTCGCCGGCGCACGCAAGGTTGACGGCAACCCGCACCAGCCGCTGTCCAAGGAAGCCAGCGAAGTGTTCCAGAAGGAGATCGACTGGCGCTACGAGATGTTTGTCAACTCCGTGGCGACGTACCGCGGCATGTCGGTGGGCGACGTGAAAGACACGGAAGCTCGCCTGTTTTTCGGCGAGAACGCAACCGAGGTCGGGTTCGCCGATGAGATCGGGACGGTGGCCGATGCGCTGGCTGACATGCGCAGGGCCATCGAGGGTGCGGCAAGTTTGGGCCGAGCGGCGCGGACCGCCACGAGGCAACACCAAAAGAGGGAGGTTTCCAGAATGGCTGAAACCACAGAAGAAACGGCGGTCGTCGAAGAGCAGCCCGTCGAACAGCAACCCGAAGAGACGGCGGCTCCTCCGGTCGAACAGCCGGAACCGTCCACGGCGGAAGAGGCGCGGGCGACCGTGCTGAACTTCGCGGCGGACGTGGCCGAATACTGCGCACTGGCCGGCATGGCTGGCAGGGCGGCGGCGTTCATTAAGGCCGGGACGAGTCTCGACGAAGTGCGGAAGCAACTGCTGTCCGCACGGGCGGCGGCGGAAGCCGAAGCTCAGATCCATTCGCACGTACTTCCTGAAACCGGGTCCGATCCCGGCTGGAAGGGTGCGAAAACCGATGTTCAGAACAGCCCCATCGTCAAGGCTTGCGACGAGCTCGCCAACGTGGGAAAGGAGAAAAAGTAGATGGCTCTCACGCAAGGGAACTATCCGGGCGACTTTCTCATCAGCGAGTTCGGCGCCCCAAACCATTGCCGCGCGGAGATCACGATCAAGGCCGGTGAAGACCTCACCGCCGGGACCGTCATCGCGGTAGACGTCGGCGGCGACGGCTCGTATGTCGCCTTCGAAGACGACACAGACACCCCGGCCGCCGGCATTCTGCTGGAGGCGGTGGATGCGAGCCTGGCGGCGAAGGCTGCCGTGGCGATCGTGCGCGGTCCCTGCACTGTTTCGAAGGGCGGGCTGACCTGGCACACGGACAATGACGCGACCGACAAAACCAACGGCCTGGCAGACCTGCTGGCCTTGGGCATCGTCGCCGTGGAGGGGGTGTAACACCATGACGAATCCATTCACCGGAACCGGCTTCGATATGGCGGCGATGACGACCGCCATCAACAAGCTGCCGAACCTGTACAACCGGACGCTCTCGATCTTCAAGCCGTCCGGAATCACCACCACGACGCTGCTCGTCGAACAGCGCAACGGGACGCTCAATATCGTGCGGAGCCGCCCGCGTGGCGCGCCCGCCGACAAGGTGACGGCCGACAGGCGGTCGCTGCGCTCGTTTGTGATCCCGCACCTGCCCATCGCCGACGTGCTGCTGCCCGAGGACTACCAGAACGTCCGGGCCTTCGGGTCCGAGAACGCGACGGAAACCCAGGCGTCACTGATGGCGGCCAAACTCCAGAAGATGAAGAACGTCCTCGATCAGACCCGCGAGCACCTCCGCATGGGCGCGCTCAAGGGCATCATCCTCGACGCCGACGCTTCGACGCTGTACAACCTCTACACGGAGTTCAGCATCGTCCAGAAGACCGTCGATTTCGCGCTCGATGATGACGAAACCGACGTCCGGGCGAAGTGCCTGGAGGTGAAGCGCCACATGGAGCTCAACCTCAAGGGCGAGTCCATGTCGCGCGTCCGATGCTTGGTGGACGGCACGTTCTACGATGCCCTGACCTCGCATCCCAATGTGGTGGTGGCTTTCGCCCAGTACCAGGCCCTCAGCCAGGATCTGGCTAGCGACTACCGCAGCGGCTTCAAGTACGGCGACATCGTCTGGGAGGAATACCCGGCGACGTGGACCGACAAAGACGGCACCTCCCGCCTCGCCATCGCTTCTGGCGAAGGCCACGCTTTCCCCGAAGGGACTGGCGACGTGTTCGAGGAAGTGTTTGCTCCCGGCAACTTCATCGAAACCGCCAACACCGTGGGCCTGCCGTACTACGCGCGGCAGGAAATGAAGCCGTTCGGCCAGGGTGTTGACCTCTGGGCCGAGTCCAATCCGCTGCCGATCTGCAAGCGCCCTGAGGTGCTTGTCAAAGTGACGGCCTAACCCAACCCTGACTCCCGCACACCTGGGGCGGCTCTTCGGAGTCGCCCCGACTTTTAGAGAGGTCACCACATGGGGTCCAATTTCGACGCGATCTTTGCTGAGGCTTTCTGGCCCGCCGCAAAGAATGAGTTCAGCCAGTCGATCACCTACAGGCACGTCGGTGCAATTTCCAGCACGGAGGTTACGGCCGTTTTGCGGTGGAACTCCGATCGGGAAAGCGCGGCTGTCGGGCGCTGGCCGTCGATTGAAGCCATTCTCTCCGACTTCACGACAGCCCCGGCCAAGGGTGACCAGATCCAGATCGGTTCGACGTGGTACACGGCCTACGCCCTGCACTACGGCGATGACGGCAGTGTTCGTATCGAGTTCAACAAAATCGCATGATCGCACCCAGCACACTCGCAGGCAACATCGTCACGGCGTTGCGCGCCATCCCCGCGCTCGTTACGGCGATGGGCGGGACGGCCACGCGGATCTCGGCCTATGCCGATACGTTCCCGCAGTCGGTCCAGTTGTTCCAAGCCATTCAAGATCTGCCACCTCCGGGGATGTTGGTCGTCTGGAACGGAACCGGACCCTACGGGCGCGGGTTGTCTGAGGTCTGGGTCCACGAGTTTGCCGTCATCGTTCGGCCCAAGCCCGAAACCGGCACGGCGACGGGCATCTCCGATATCTGGTCGAACTTTGTCAACGGCATCCCAACGGCAATGGGCGGCCAGAAGATGCTGTTCACCGAAGTCAACTCGGCGCTCCACCGGATGGAAACGCCCTCAATCCGCAGAATGAGCCTTCAGGTCTCAGAGACGAAGGTTCTGGACTATTTCGAGATCACGATGCGCTTCGTCGAAAAAGGCGCGTAGCTCAAACCCAATAGGAGAATCACAATGCCCGACATCAGAGAACTCGCAATGGCGATTGGGTACAAGAAGCAAGCCGCGCTTCAGACCGCACTCGTCGCTGCTGATTGCTGGAGGCTGCACCAGAACAACCGCAGCATCGGCCAGCCCAACCCCGTCACCGAGTCCGACAAGGATGACGTCGGGCGCGGTACGCCCTTTGCCACGAGCCTTTTCAAGAGCCACTTGGATCCCGGCATCCCGTGGGAATACTTCCTCACGTCGGAGAATGCCGCGATGCTGGGTGTCTTCGGCATCGGATTGACCACCAAGGCAGACGCTGGCGACGGCTACAAATACACCTGCGAGGCCAGCGCGTCGTTCGACGTCGACATGCCAGCCACGACCATCGTTCAGGCGATGCGCCAGGGCGCGTCGGACATCTTTGACTTCGGTTTGATCGGATGCTGCCTCGAAGAGTTCTCGATCTCGCTGAATTCTGGCCCTGGTCGGCAGAATGCACAGATGCGGTCTTCGTGGATTGGCTGCGGCAAGTACGCATCGCCGTCTACCATCGAACTCCCCGCGATGGAAGCCGAGCACTCCTTGAACGCCGGCGGCCTGACGACCTGCACGGTTCTCGGCACGAACTACCTGTCGAACAAGGGCTTCGTTTCGGCTGAGTTCATGTGGAAGAACAACATCCGCGCCGACTACGGGTATTTCCCCGGCTCCGGAACTCAGGACGGCTTCCAACTTCGTAATCGGATGCGCCGCGGTGACCCGATGTGCAGCCTGCGACTGGTCGTCGAGGCTGTCGACGGCGGCGGCGAGCTCGCGGCAGCTACGGCGCTGACCGAGGGGACAGCATCCATCGTGGTCCCCGGCGCCCTGATCTCCACCGGCGTTTACCACAAGCTCGAAATCAGCATTGAGCGCGGCGTCTTCAGGGCGGTCCAACTTGCCGACAACGACGGCATCCCGGTCTACCAGATCGACGTGGAGTTGCTTGAACACTCAGCGAATGGCCTCATGACCTACGAGGTCACGACGGCCACGGACGACATCGGAACCGCCGCTTCCTAAACGGTCGCGGCTGAAACAGAAAGGCAGACAATGTTTCGAAAGACCAATACCTACATCATCGAAATCCTCAGCGACGGCATCAAGGAGTGCAAAGTGCGGTGGCCCACGGATGAGGAGTGGGCCGCCTTCTTTCGCGCCAGGCGCATCGTTCGCCGGCAACTGGGCGGCGGGCGCTCGGTTTCCGAGTTTCCCGACAACGACAAGGCGTCGGCCGCGCTGCTGTCGAAGATCCGACTGGATCCGGACGGCGCCGCCTTCGACGACGCCGAGTCCGAGGATGTTATCACCCGCCTGACCAAGTGCGAACTGAACGAGATTCAGCGTCAGGGCGCCAGCTTTGTCATCGACCAGGCCGTGATCGGCGGCGACGTTCAGCACGTCCTGCGCATCCCGTCGTCGAAGCAGAGGCGGAAGCATGAGAACGCTTCGGCCAGCAGCATCGACGGCAACCGCGAGCGTGTCACCAAGATTTTCATCGAGCCGAGCGGCGACCTTTACGACGACATCGCCGTCTCGTCCAAGGGTTACGAGGGTGAGGTGCCGCTGATCCACAAGTGGGCGGCGGTCAACGCACTGTTTGAGGCCATCGACGCCATCATGCAGGAGCCACGCCCGGAAATCTCGGCCCCGGTCGCGTAGAGCAGCCGGGGCCGCGGTATTTGCTCTATTTCCAGTTGCGCCGAGAGGAACTCTGTGAGAGTCCCACGAAGTGCCCGAGCCGCACCGCAGTCTGCCGTGAGTGCGGGGAGACATGGACCCCAATCGACCTCTCTCGTGCGGGGCCGTGTCCTTCCTGCGGTCGGGTTGCTATCCGGTGGGTTCACGGCGGCGACTGCGAGGTCGCGCAGTTGGATGAGGCGATGGATTCCGAGGCGGGCGAGATCGTCCGTCGCGCCATCGACCTCGACGCCAAGATGGATGCTCACCTGTTGAGCGAGTCCGATATTGACTGTTGGGAGTGGGTGATTCGGGAGATCGTCAGGACCGAGAGAGCGCAGTACGAACGGGACCAGATAAAAGCCTCAAGCCATGCCGGTCAAAATCATCAACCCGCGCCGTTTCGTCGTCACTGAGTTCGATCCTCAGCGCATGATCCGAATCGGCAACTTCGCCATCAGCACCATCTTCTACCGGCTCAACCGCGCCGAAACCGTCAACGACACCCCGGCGCCGCCGCTCGTCAAAGCCTACCGCAAGGATGGCCAGGAGCACGGCAGCCGGTCCTACCCGCTGCGCAAGGTCAAGCGGTGGGGCGCAAGGCCGATCCGCGACTTGCTCCGCACCGGGCGGATGCGATCAGCTACGCAGGTCGTTCAGGCCGGCTACAACTACTGCATCCTCGGCTTTGCGGACCCCAAAATGGCGTGGCGGATGCGCTACAACCAGCGCCGGTCGCGCCAGTGGGGCCTCAGCCCGAAGGACATGAGCGTGTTGGTCAAGTACGTGTTTGACGTGTCGAAGAAATCAGGCGGAATTGTGCGGACGGAGCGTGCAGCATGAGTCCCGGCGGCGGCAACAACGAAGAAATCCGCGTCTCCCTCCCGGTCGATAAGACCCAGATCGACGCGGCCAACAAGGCGCTTGGCGAACTCGAAAAGAACTCCCGCAAGATCGAGGTCGTCCAGCGCAGCGCAAACTCCATGCGGCAGATCGCCGAGCGGCTGGAGCGTCAGTCTGCCGGTTTTGGGCTGACCGGCAACGAGCGGGCGATTGCGATGGCGCGGCTGTCGATCGACCGGCTGAAATCTGACGAAGTGCTCTATGCCCGAGGCCAGAAGGCGCTTGAGGGCATGATTGAGAAGCAGAAGGCGCTTGCCTCTCAAACCGAACTGACGACCAAGGCAAACGAGTCGTTTTTCGGGTCATTCCTCAAGGCCGGCGTGGCGCTGGAGGTCCTCAACCGCTTCGGCTCCGGGCTTCAGGCCATTATCGTCCACACCGCCAAATACGCCGCCGCAACCGAGATGTACGGCACGGCGGCGCGCGCCATCGCTCGAGCAAATAACATCTCCGCCGATTCCATTGGCGAACTCGAAAAGCGCCTCATCTCGCTCGGTATCACGACACAGGAATCCCGCCGCGCCATCTCCCAAGCCATCACGGCAGGCATCGGCACGACCGCACTGCCACAGTTGGCGCGCATGGCGCAGGATGTGGCGGTCCTCAACCCCACCACGACCTCATCAGACACCCTGGTCCGGATGCTCTACGCCATCCAGTCAGCGCAGCCCGAAATGCTCCGCACAGTTGGGGTGAACGTCAACTTCGAAAAGTCCTACTCGACCTTCGCCAAGGCGAGCAACCGCACGATTGACTCCCTCTCGGAAAACGAGAAGGCGCAGATCCGCTTGCAGAACGTGCTCGAAAAGGGCGCGCGCTTCGCCGGGACGTATGAGACGGCGTTGGGCGACGTCGGCAAGCAGATGCAGACGATGGACCGCTTTGCCAAGGAAGCGTCCAACGCCATCGGCGAAAACTTCCTGCCGGCGCTGAGGGCCGTCGTCTCCACATCCATGTGGGCGCTCGACATCATCAACAAGCACCCGCTGGTTGCGCAGGCGGTTGGCATCGGCAGCGCGGCTGGTGCTGGCGCAGTCATCGGCGGCGGCGTTGGGTTTATGTTCGGCAACCTGCCTGGCGCAGTTGCCGGCGCGAAACTCGGCGCTGTCGTGGGCGGCACAACCGGGTTTGTGTCCACGGCGGCCCGGATGGAAGAGGAAAACGCGCGACTATCGGCGGCGAGGCAGGCCGCCATCCTTTCGAACTACGGCGCGACCGGGATCAACCTGGCGGGTCGCAATGCTGACGGCACCTGGCGGTCGCGGGTTACGCCGATCACGAGAGAGCAGCGTATCGGCGGGATGCTGAGCGCGGCCTACGGGTTTGTCCCGCAAGAGAAGGGCGGCGTTGACACAGGATCAAACGAAAAGCAAAAGCGCATCGACGCCGAGCGCTTCAAGATTATGGAGTCCATCGCCCAGGTCCGCGAGCGCGAACTGACGGGCATCGCCAAGATCAACGCCGAGCACCAGAAGACGCTTCGACAGTTGAAGGAAGAGAAACTTGACACAGCCCAACTTGTCGGACTCGCAGGCGACCTTCGGCGCGCGAAACTCGAAGCCTTTGTTGCCGACAATGCGCGGCGCGTCAAAGACATGCGCATGGAGGTCGGCGGCGGGATTACAGCCGGAACGATCTCGTCTGAGTTGAACCTCGGCGGCCCGCTTGGAACTCAGGATGCGCTGGGCCTCGCCACCTATGAGAGGTTTCTCGCCAACCAGAAGCGCTTCGACCAGATCGGTTTGCTCGGCAAGGCTGCTGGGTTCGCCATCGAAGAGCAGTCCGAGATTGAGAAGGCCACGAAGAAGTCCATCGACGAACAGGAGCGTGCCTACGACGTCATGTTCAACCGGCTGCGCAGCGGCTTTGAGTCCACCTTCGACTCCATCATCCGCAACGGCGCGAACGCCGCCCAGTTGCTCCGCAACCTGTTCCTTTCGGCCCTTTTGACGCCCATCAAGCAGGCGGCCTCGGCCATGTTCGCCAACCTGATGATGCCGCTGATGGGCGGGCGAGCCTATGGTAGCGGCGGCGGTGGAGTTATGGGCGGCGGTGGTGGCATGGCTCCGTTCGGCTCCCTCGCCAGCATGAGTACGTCGGCGCTCGGCGCGGCCTCCATGATCGGCCCCGGTGGCACGGCCCCGTTCGTCGGTGGTACGGGCGGCCCAGGCTTCGGCACGTTTGCAGGATTCGGCGGCATGTTCAGCAACGCTAAGGGCTCACTTGCGACTCTCGGCAACCTGGGGCGCGGCGTCCGCTACGATGACGCTGGATTCGCCTATCAAGGGACCAACGGTGTCGGCGGCGCGACTGGCGGCGCGATGCTGGCCGGTGGCGGCATCCTCGCGGCTGACGGCCTTCGCCGCGGCGGCTGGATGGGGCTCGCCGAAACCACGGCGGGCGGCGCGCTGATTGGCGCGAAGTTCGGCGGTTGGACTGGAGCGGCCATCGGCGCGGGCATCGGCTTTACGGTCGGGCTCATCCGCATGATGTTCAAGGGCGCGGCTGACAAGGCCCGCGCCAAGATCAAAACCTACTACGGCATCGATATCTCCGACAAAGGCATCCTGTCGCAGATCGTCGGCCTCGCCAAGCAATCCTACGGCGGCAACCTCGACGTGGCGGTTCGCGCCCGCGAAATCCGCGACCTGATCGAGCTCTACGCCATGTCCACGGGCCAGCGGATGACCGCGCTCGACAACCGCCCGATGGGCGTCAACCTGTCTCAGATGGGCGGCTCGCTCTATCAGACCGGCTCATACAGCAACGGCGTAGGCTACAACTACGGCGGGTCCATCGCCCCGGTCGCGGGCCTGTCGCGCTTCACCACGCCGACCGCCGCGCCCATCGTGCTCGACTCCGAAGGCACGAAGGCTTTCTGGTCCGACGTCATGGCGACGGGCATCGTCCAGAACCCGCGCGCCGTCCAGGCCGCGAGCCTGTCGGCGCAGTCTCAGAACTACGGCCGCACGTCGGCCGCCGTCAACCTCACGGATCCGCTGGGGGCCACAATCTGATGCCTGGTAACGTCCAACTCGCCGACGCCGTGGAAGTCCTGCCGATCGAACTGTCGGCAGCCTTCGGCGAGGAGTATGCCTGGGCCATTGTCGAAAGCGGTCCCTACGCCGACAGCTCCAGCCAGCGGCGCTACGACGGCACGACCAGCCGCCGCGCGTGGTCCGTGGCAAAGCGAATGACAGCCTCGGAGTGGGATGACTTGCTGGAGTTTTTCGCCGACCGCAAGGGGTCACTAGAACCGTTTTTCTTCTACCCCAACGCAGACGACTATGACCCGACCGGCGCATCCACCACGGGCCGCTACCGCGTCCGCTTTGAAACCGGCCTGTCGCGTTCTATGCAACTCGCTCGTTCGTCCGTTGACCTTCGCCTGATCCAAGTCGAATAACATGCCCGAGTACATTGGCCCCGTCGAAATCCCGGTGATCGCTGCCAGCGGCACGTTCCCGGCCACCGTCCATTTCGGGACGGCGCGTCGCTACGAGCCAGAGGTCGTGGTGCATCAGTTTGCCACGCAGGACTGCAAGGTCGAGCAGCGGTTCTACCGCGGTGACGGCTTGCGGCGCCTGAGCCTCAACTGCGCGGCGATGAACTCGACCGAAAAGGCCGCGCTGGTCGCGTTCCTTGAGGCCCGCAAGGGCTCATACCAGCCCTTCACGATCGCGTGGAAGGAGAACGATGGAACGTCAACGAACCTCACGGTCAGGCTTGAGGCTCCCGCGGCCGCGCTTCAGCGGGCGCAGGATGGCCAGTGGGCGGCGTCCATCGACGTCATTGAGGAACCCGGTACCGCCCCGACCTACGATGTCACCGAGACGCTTTCGCGATTTCCATCCGAGGGCCTGGCCACCGCGCTGCTCGAGCAGGTTCAGGAGGTCATTCCGCTCGTCACCATCACGGTAGGCGTCCACACGATCCACCTGTCCGACCGCCGCGTGACCATCGGCGGCGACCTTTACCAGCCGCGCATTCTGTCATGGGACGGCATCTCGCAGTCGCTCGGCGAGGCGTCCGACACCGCGTCGTTCACCCTCGGCAACGCCGACCGCGTGTTTACGGGCCTCGTCAACGCCGTGGATCTGGACCGGGCGCAGATTGCGTTCAGTCTCTACCACGTCGAAACCGAGGCGCTGGTGAATCTGTGGGCGGGCCACATTCAGTCCTGGGACATGGATGCACTGGGCGAGTTCCGCATCCAGGCCCGCGACGGCGTATCTGCCCTGCGGTTGGCCTACCCGCGGCGCACGATTACCCGGCAGGATGGCTTTGAGGTCGGAGCGCAGCCCGTCAGTGTGGGCGGCAAGAAGGGCATCGCCCGGTTCACGGCCACTTCGGTATCAAATGATACCGCCTACGGCAAGGCGCTGAAAGACGTCTGGGTCAACGACTCCGTGAACCCGCTGCCCGTTCCCTGCGACGTCATCGCCGGGCGCGACGAATCCGAGTTTTACGCGGCCCTCGGGGTGGTCGGCCGCGGCCCGATCAGCGGCTACGGCACAGGCCACACGCTCGACAATCAGCCGAACCACGGCCCCGGCGCGCTGGGTCTTCGCCGATCCTACGGCGGGAACCCCGCGACCGGCAGCGAGGCTCTGACAAATAGTTCTCCGGACCAGGGTTCGAACTGGTTTGCGCTCGACGCCGTAGGCACGTCCTGGCCGCAATCAGACTCCGGACCCACGGGCGCGGCCTTCCTTCAGATCCGCCGCTCTGACGAAAAGGGCGTGCAGGCGCTGCGCCCCGGCGAGCGTCAGATGGTCGCCTACGTCGCTCAAGGGCTGGGTGGTTGGACATGGACGGCAGACGAGGAAGAGGAAAGCGGCTACGCGCGCGCCTGGACCGCCTCCCTGACGAATCGGATCTGGATCTGCATCAACACCTACCTGAATGCTCTCGGCTTGTCTCAGGCCGCGCAGGCGGCACAGGAAGCGGTATTTGACGCAGCATCGGCTGTTGCGGCTGCGGCGATTTGTGATACGACCGTCGATAAACTGATCGGCGACGGGACTGAGACCCAGTTCACGTTCACCGGCATCGTGGGCAGCGAGGAACGCTCGCTCACCGACTGGATCCGCGACATCCTGGCGGGCTGCCTGGGCTACTACACCATCGCGGCCGGCAAGTTGAAGGTCGGCATCCGCATCAACTCGTCCACGGTCGAGGCGTTCACCACCGGCAACATCATTTACAACTCGCTCCGGCTTTCGTCCCGCACGCCCGAGTACAACCATCTGACGGTCGGCTTCGCTGATGGCGACTACGCCTATCAGGGCAACACCCTGACGCTCAAGGATGACGACCACATTGCGGCGTCAGGCCAGACGCTCAAGGCCAACATCAACCTGCTGGGCGTCACGTCGAAGTCTCAGGCCGCGCGAGTCTGCACGGTCGCATTCCGAGAGGCGATGGGCGGCGTCTCCGCTGCCGAGAAACTGGCGGCGCGGCGCGGGTCGTTCCGCACCACCATCCTGGCGTTGAACGTGGAACCTGGCATGGTCTGCTCGCTCACGCATCCCGAGATGCCGGGTGGCGCCGGCGAGTTCCGCGTCCAGTCATGGCGGCTGAACTCCGACTGGTCGATCGATGTCGAGTGGGTTTCGACCACCGACTCGATGTACAACACGGCCACCGGGCCGAAGCCTGACGACGTGGCACCGGATGAGTTGCCCACGCGGCCCATCTACGACATCGAAGTCGCCGGCACGACAGGCGGCAACCTGCTGCGCAATCCCGGCTTCGAGCGCGGGCTGGTCGGCTGGCACGGCCTTGACATCCCGCCGACAGACTATTCCATCGTCACGACAGGCCAAGACACAGGGCGGCGGGCGCTCAAGATCGAGCACGCCGGCCCCTGCGAGCTTCACCAGCCGCTCGACTTCCAAGACGACGGGTACGACACCTATCCCTGCGCCCCCGGCGAGCAGTACGTTTTCACGGGCCGCTACAAATTCGACGCCGACAGCGCCGCCACTACGGCACAGGCCCGCATCGCGTTCTACGATGCGGGTGGCGTTCGCGTAGAGCCAACGGAGACGGCAGACCTCGATGCGTCAAAAACCGACTGGGATAATTTTTCGCTTGCGGCCACGGCCCCGGCTGGGTGCAAGTACCTTGGACTCTTTCCGTGGTTCGGCGAACTGACCGCCGGGGCCGTTTATCTCGATACCCTGTTCGCATCCAAGGGTGCCAAGGCCGCTGAAGTATCTCTGACCATCTCCTATTGAAATGCCCAACACTCCATACGCATCGGCGGTCGCCAGATCGCTCTCCGACAAACTTGGCGAAAAACCATCCGTCAAGGACTTTGGTGCCAAGGGTGACGGCATCCAACTCACCGACGCCGCTATAACCGCCGCAGACAAAACTCTAACCTCGGCCACCGCGGCATTCACAGCATCTGACGTTGGGAATATATGCGTGGTGCAAGGTGCTGGCAGCGCGGGCACAAACCTGTTCACGACAATCGCGTCCGTGACGAGCGAAACAGAGGTCGAATTGGCCGACGCTGCGGGGACTACGGTTACCGTCGCAATCGCTACATACGGGGCAGACGACACGGCGGCCATCTTGGCAGCTATTGCGTCGATGGCCACGACGAAAGACGCGCTTGATTGGCCCGGTGGAATCTACATCGTCACGGAAACGCTTTCCAGTAAAGAAAACACGCACTGGATCGGTCGTGGTTTTCGGCAGGACAACATTTTCTATAGCCGGTTGCAGCAGAAAAACTACACAGTGATTGCTTCGACCGCGAATCCGGCGATTGAGGTGCAACCATACCCAGGCACGATCATCGAAAACATCCACTTCCACGGGCTTGGCACAGAGACGGATATTGAGTTGTTTGAGGTCGCGTCATACGACAAGCAAGTGCTAGTGTGGGCGGGAAGAATCGACAAGCCGCTTCTGACGACCGCAACGGACCCCGTTGATTATTACAACACGGGCGGTGCTGGCGTCCTCTACCTGCGGCATTGCGGGTTTAGTGGGGCCGAGAACGTGGGATGGGGCTTCTACGCATACAAACTCAACGGACAGTCCGTGCTGGAAAACCTCAACTTCTACCATGTTGGGCAAGCGGTCGATGGAGATTGCGACCATTACGGCGCGATGAGTTTTCAGAGTGATTCTGTCGATATCACCGCCAGGAACATTCACATTATTTGCGAGAACATCGGAACCGCGATCAAGTGCGGAAGCAAGAAAACAGAATCCGATGCGTTGGATCGTTTCTATCTCGGGCCGGCCCATTTGAAATTCGATTACCTACTGATTGAGGGAAGCGGGGAGTTTGCCGTCCGTGAGTACCACGGGATCGGTAATATGTGGAGCAACATCACCTTCGGCCAGTTGAACCGGGTAGAGATTGGCGAATCGCCGTTTGTCAGCGACTACAATATTCAGACGATCTGGACCAACATCAGCAGTTTCTTCCTTGGTGGGGTGTACCTGAAGGCCCGTAGAATCCTGATCGACAACTGGATTGCAGAGGGAGACGGGACCACACCATTCTACTACTGGTATTCCGGCCCACGAATCACGGGGAAGCGGATCGCGTTATGCCCGACTGGAGACAAGACCGAAAGCGATTGGATTCTAGACCCGCTGTATAACACCCCATGCGCGTTCTCAGACCAAAAACTAGATAGCGAAAACCTCATCCCTGACTTCGATTCAGCCGCCTGGACATTCACGCCCGGAGCGCCGGAAGCATACAGGGAGACGGCGACTCAGTACAAACTCTACGACAGCGGAGAAATCAAAGCAGCAGTTGGCGGTCTAATTGCCGGTGAGGTCTACTCAATTGGGTTCCGGCTCAAGGTGATGTCTATTGCCTACGCGCACTGGATCACATACACACTGACGGACGACTCGGCGACAGTGATACTTGCCAACCAGATGGGCTTGGCTGAGGTCGTTACCGGCACTGAATACTTCATCCTGTTCCAGTTTGTAGCGCCCGCATCTGGGGCTATTCTGTTTTCGGTCAAAAACGAAGATGGGAACCAGGTCGAGGTCGACCAGCCCGTTTTGCTCAGGGGACCGCACACCCAAGCCAGTCACCTTGGGTATCACTGGGGAGTTGACATGGGGACGAGTGAGCAGGGAGGGTGGGCGCTCCCTGCCACGATGGACAATCTCGCGTGGCGGAGAAACGTCACGGCAAGTGGATCAGCCGGGCCGGGGGCTTCGCTGGTCGGAAGGGCGGCCAACAGCACCGACAAGCATGTGGCTATCGGACTGAATACAAAATACGATGGCACGCACTGGATTAGTGAGACGGACAAAATGACAAACGCTTTCGCCGCTTTACTGGCGAGCTATGTCAATGGGCAGGTTCGGCTCATCATTAAGGGGTCCACTGGGGCCGCTCCACAGAAACTGACGCACGCACAGTTGCTGGACAGCGTGCGGTGGACGATGAACGAGGTTGGCTCTGCAGACACTTACGGCGTGGCTGGACAGCAGACTGTCCGCGCCGTCAAGAAATCCGGCGCAACGAGCGCGAGCAATGTCCAATACACTGAGGCGCACCTGGATAACGGGACAGACCTTTGGCTTCATGCCTACGACGGCACGGCTTGGTGGTTCTATTTCAAGGCGCTCTATGGCGACGACAAAAGCGTTATTCTGAACGGCGCGAAGATCACCAAGGACGGGGCGATTCTACCCTGCGACGACCAAGATAGTGATTGTGGTTTATATGCCGGGACAATATCGCCCGAAGGCGCAAAAACGGCATATCCCGGTAGCCTCTACTTGCAATCCAACGGGACGGTCTGGAGGAAGCGGACGGGTGCAGGGAACACAGGATGGCTCGCGCTTGGTGCCGACGATGTAGTGTTTGGGACGATCACAGTGGAGGACACGGGTGAAGCGGGCGTTGCGTTCGTAAAGGTGAAAGCCGGGTCCGGGCAATCCACGACAGCCTTGCTTGAGGGGCAGAATGCAGGCGGAACTAAAACCTTTGGCGTCAATGCAGACGGAGATGTGATATGCCGCAAGGTCGATGCTACCGGGGCGATCACAGCACAGAACCACTCGACGGGGAACGTCCTGCTACTGAAGGCCAGTGGCGGAACTGAGTTATTTGCCATTGATAATTACGGGTATGCGTACATTCTCAATGGTCTGACAATCGGGTCAATTGGGGCGAACAAGGCCGTCGTCACAAACGGGGACTCGCTGACGGTTGGAGTCACTGGCGCGAATATCGCTTCGCAGGCATTGCTGACCAGCCTTTCCGCTACCGCAAGCGGCGCGGTCCCAACGGCGATTGACACGACGGGAATGTCCGGGGACATCCTGACGCTGGCGAACAAGATCAACGACATCATCAGTGCGCTTGGGGCTGGCGGAACGGTGGTCCGATCGGTGTCAGTCGCTGCGAAAAACCTGGCGACGGATCGCGGGATTGTGACCGGTCTGGCGTAAGGACAAGACATGACCATCCAGATCGAGTCCAAGCACTTCAAGGCGAAGGAACTCCGCTGCAAGCACTGCGGCCGCGGCGGCGTGAAAGCCGAACTACTGGAGGTGCTCGAAGACCTCCGCGCCAAGGCCGGGCCCATCGTCATCAACTCCGGCTACCGTTGCGCCTCGCACCCGATCGAGGCGGCGAAGTTGAAGCCGGGTTACCACTTCCACGGGCTCGCGGCGGACATTCGCGCGACCCAGTGTGACCTCAAGCGGCTGTATGAGTTCTGCCGGCAGGATGAGCGGATCAAGGGCATCGGCGTGGACCACCAGGGCTGGTACATCCACATCGACCTGCGAGAGGCCGTCGTGCCGGTCACCTGGAAATACGTTGACGGGAGGGCTGTAGTCGTGGCCGATCCGTTTGTCCGCTCCGGGGCAGGGCGTGGGTGAGAAAGAGGTTGAAATGAAATCGACTGTACTTTTGACTGCGGCGTTGGCGTACCCGATCTACCCGAACCGCAAGGCTTACCGCGACGGCACCGGCGAGGAAGCTCCCCCGTGGGATGCCTCCCGCAAGATCAAGAAGTGGCGAGACCCCGAAGCGGGCGCTGACGGCTTGCCCGAGGTCATCTACACCAACAACATCATGGTCAAGGCTGACGGGATATGGGCGCTGAAGAACGGCCTGCCTGTCGTCCGTCCGCTTGTGCTGTCCGTCGAGGAAGCCAAGACCGTGAACCTGCCGCCCGAAGATCCGAGCGGCAACACTTCGATTCAGCCCGGCACTGGTGAGGTCGGCTGCCCGTTCCGCGACCTGCTGCCCGACGAAGTGATTATGGTGGCCGGCGCGGAAATGGGCTTTCTTAGCGGGAAAGTCCTCGTCATCCGCAACATGAAACTCTACGCCGAGGAACAGGCTGTCGAGGCTGATGAATCGGGCAAGTTCACCGCCACCGACCGCGCCATGCTGTCGGCGATCGCGGAGAAGGTTCTGGGAGGTTGACTGATGACACCCCAACAGATCGCCTCAATCCTCGAGCGCGTTTTGCCGTTGGTTCTCGCCAACGCGCCCGAAGTCAACAAACTCGCGGCCATCCGATTGGAGGTTGCTGCCATGAAACGCTCACTCGAAAACATCGAGAAACTGCTGGCCGATGACGACCCCACGCCGCCCGCCGTCGAAGAGATCAAACCCGCCGCCGCACCCGTGCTGTTTGATCCTATCGTGACCACCGCGCCCGCAAGCATCGAAGCCGCTGCCCAGACCGAGGCCGAGAAGAAGGCCGGGAAGTGGGCGAAGTTCTGGGACATCACCAGGCGCGTGGCGAAGGTCGCTATCCCGGTGGCCGTCGCGGGCGCAACGGGCGGCGCCGCTCTGCCTGTCGTCCTGCCTGGGTTGATCGAGGCGCTGACTGACCCTGCTGTAGCGGGCGCGAGTGGCGCGGCCGTGGCGGGGATCGCAAGTGCTGGGGTTCGGATCTATGGGTCCATGAAGGAGAAGTGAAATGCTGTACCTCGACCTCTGCCGCGATGGTTCTCGGGTCTGGTTCGCCGCGTCCCCGCACTGGCGGACAACGATGGGGCAGGTGTTGACGCCCACGCAGGTCAGCGCCCGCCTCAGCGGGAAGCGCGTGCTACTCCTGCTCCACGGCTACAACAACACAGAGGACGCCGCGGCGGGGGCGTACAGCGTGCTGCTCCAGAACCTGGAGGATCTAGGGTCGCTGCCGTATGACGTGGTGATCGGCGCGTTTATGCCGCTGAGCGAACGTAAGATCGGGTTCACCTTCGCCCGTCATCGGGCGCGGAAAGCGGGGCGTCTTATCGCAGAGGTCTGCCGGCACCTGCCCGTCGCATCCATCGACGTGCAGACGCACTCCCTGGGCGGCATGGTGGCACTGGAGGCTCTGCGGGCGGGCCTCCATTGCCGCAACCTCATCATGTCGGCCCCTGCTGTCTCGGATAACGCCCTCGAGCCATCCTCCCGGTACGGCGCGTACCTCTACCGGGCGAACCGCATCCTCGTGGCGTACTCGCGGCATGACCCAGTGGACTGGCCCTACAAGTTCGCCTCGTGGGATCGGATGCTTGGGTGCCACGGACCGCAGGAGCCAGGCGCGATCGTCGCGGGGGTGGACCTGCTGGACTGCTCCGACAAGATCAACAAGCACAGCGGCTACAAGGCCAGCGTCGAGTACCTGACGCGGTGGCGGCAGATGGCGGAAGGGGTGGCTATATGAAATACCTACTGATCCTGCTTTGTGTCGGTGGCCTGTTCGCCGCCAACGGCCAGACGACCGCCACGGCCATCTCCGATATCATTCGCACGCCCGTGAACAACACGCTCTTCACGGGCACTGTGACGTTCATCCCGTCGCACAACATGACGTGCGGCGACAACGCCTATCTCCCGCAGCCGGTATCTGTGACGGTCACCAAGGGCGTGCTTTCGACCGCGCTGGTGCCGAATGCTTCGTGCCTGCCGGTGGACTCTGAAGGCGAGCCCGCGACCTACTACACGGCCCGATGGGTTGCCAGCAGATTCACGATGATTGAGACTCTCGTGGTCCCAGTTTCGGCCACGCCGGTATCGCTCAGCGCATTGCGGGCCGCGATCCCTTCCGCTGCGACCGTGATGATCTCGCCGTCCCAAATCTCGGCCGCCGGCGCCACGACCGGGCAGGGGCTGGTTTTCAATGGCGACAACTGGGTGGCCGGGACCATCACCGCGGAAGTCGGCCCGCACGCCTCGACTCACGCGGCGGCAGGATCGGACCCCATCACTATTGCGCAGTCTCAAGTGACGGACCTCACGACCGCGCTTGGGGCGAAGGCAGGCTACCCCGGCGCAGGCGTCCCTAATTCCGCGGGCTCCGCGTGGGGCACGTCCTACGTTGTGGGCACGTCGGCAAACAACCTCGTGCAACTCAACGAATCTGGGCAACTGCCCGCCGTGAGCGCCGCCAACCTCACGAATTTCCCGACTCTTAACCAGAGCACGACGGGGACCGCCGCTGGCTTGACCTCCCAGTACATCGACTGGAACGCATCGAGCGGGGGCAGTTCAATCGCCAATAAGCCGGCAGCCTACAGCCTACCAACGGCCTCGGCAGATACCCTTGGCGGCGTTAAGGTCGGATCCGGCCTCGGCATCACGGACGGCGTGCTGGCAGTGGGGACTCTCAATCAGAACACCACGGGGACAGCGGCTGGCTTGGCTGCACAGTACATCGACTGGAACGCCTCCAGTGGCGGCACATCCATAGCGAACAAGCCCGCCGCGTATAGCCTGCCCACGGCAACAGATTCCGTCCTCGGTGGCGTGAAAGTGGGGAGCGGCCTAACGATGACGGACGGGGTTCTTGCGGTAGGCACGCTCAACCAATCGACGACCGGGAACGCCGCCACCGCCTCGACCCTCGCCACGGCCCGCACGATCTTTGGCGTGAGTTTCGACGGCTCAGCCAACATCGGCTCCCGGTCTGGCAACACGTCAGAGATGGCGACAGTCAGCGGGACAAAGACTGTTGATAAGCAGTTGAAGTTCGACGCCAGCGGCAATATCGTAGCGTCCACCACAGACATCGGGGCGGGCACTGGGGGAAGCTCTCTAGCGAACGTCCTGGGGTCGGAGAACACTGCCACGCTTTCGTCCTGGGGGACGCTGGCGGCGGTGGGCAGCGCGGGGAACTGCGTGGCGAAGAACATCTCCTTCACGGGTGTTGTCAGCGGCGCAAGGCTGATCCTGGGGGTGCCATCGGCTCTCCCGGCCACGGTCATAGCGAAGGTGACGCCGGGGACGGATCTGGCGGTCGTGACGCTCTGCAATGTGGGCAACGCCGCTGTCTCAGCGGACTTGGACGGCACCTACACGGTGACCCGCTTGGAGGTCTTGGAATAGCATGACGCGGCTCCTGATTCTGCTTCTGTTGGCCCTGCCCGCGTGGGGAGCCTACGGGTACAAGCGGACCCTGACCATCGACTACACGAAGGCAGGGACCGCAACGCTGACGGACTTCCCCGTGTTGTTCAGTGGGACGTATTCGTGGCTTGCCACCGTCGCCAACGGCGGCAGGGTCGAGAGTGCCAGCGGCTATGACATTGCGTTCTATAGCGACGAGGCCCTATCGACCCAACTGAAACACGAGGTTGTCTCGTGGGACGCCGCGACGGGCGCGGTTGAGATGTGGGTCAAAGTGCCGTCCGTCTCCCACACCGCCAATACCATCATCTACATCGCATACGGGGACGCTAGCGTCTCGACTACTCAGGCCGATCCGACGAACGTGTGGGACTCCAGTTACAAGGGGGTGTGGCACCTCCCCAATGGGACAACGCTGGCGGCTGAAGACTCCACCGTCAACAACAAGGACGGTTCGATTACTGGCGCAGTGGCGGCATCCGGCAAGGTTGATGGCGCAGCTTCGTTCGCGGGTTCCACGTCAACGAATCGCATCTCTGTGTCGGCACTGACGGCCTCCGCTGCGAAGACATGGGAGGCGTGGCTTTACGTCGATTCCGTGGACAGCACCTCCCGGCGCTGGTTCCAGCACGGAGAACTAAAAGACCAGGTATTGATGGACACCACCAACACCTTCTATTACCAGGTCGAGAACAGCGGCGGCGGTTTGGCCGCATGGAAAACGGGACTTCCCTCGACCGGGCAGTGGGTCCATGTCGTCGTCGCTCACGACGGGTCCAGCACGGCAAACGATCCCGTCATCTACTTCGATGGCGTGAGCCAAAGTGTAACTGAAGTGGCGGCTCCAGCGAGTGCTATATCAACTGGGTCCGCAACCCTTCTGATCGGGAACAGGCTGTCGGACAACGCTCGCGCAATGGCCGGGGACATCGACGAGATGAGAATGTCGAACGCCGTGCGGTCCTCGTCGTATGTGACGGCATCGTATAACAGCCAGAACGACCCATCAACCTTCTACGCGGTTGGGGACGAAGTAGAGAATAGCGGCGGCGGAGAGCCGGAACCATCCACGGGCCTGAGCAATAGCGTCACGATCCACGAGGCGTCCGGGTCCGGACAGACCGCTCGGCCCATGAGTTTGATGAGGTTCTTCGCACAGGGCGAGTTCGCCACGGGGACGTACCCGAAACCGCGCATCGGCGGGACCGTACCGGATGCGTGGCAAGTGGACGTGAAGACGAGTTGGCCGGATGGCTCCATTCAACAGGCCATCGTCTCGTTCCGGTTGGACCTCTCGGCAAACGGCTCGGCAGTCGTGGACTTCGTAGCATCTTCCGACCCTTGCCACTTGGGGAACCTCGCAACGTGCGAGGCAGCGGCGCTGACTCAACAGCAGATGCTCGACTTCGACACGGGCGGTGGCACAGGGTCATGGTCCGCCACTTGGTACGGGACAGTGAACTCGGTGGAGTATTCGGCCTCTGCCCGCACCATGTTGGACGCGGGGGCGTGGCGCTGGTGGCTGCGGGGGCCAGTGGTGTCAGGCGTCATCATCGAGGACCGTTCCACGGCGCTCACCTACGACTTCGGCTGGCAGTACAGCGGCGGCGCGTGGGGGGCACCCTCTGAGGACAAGTACAAGTCCTTGCACCCCGTTTTCGAGGCGCGGTTCTACCCGTCGTATGCGGGTGTGGAGATTGACGCCCAAATCTCGAACGCCTCGATGCACAGGTTCCAGCAGATCACGGGACTGACGCTGACGCTTAAGACGGGGGCAAGCGAGGCGACAACGGCCTACACAGTGAGCGATAAGACCTTCCACGCCCGTTCCCGCAGACACAAACTCGTCTGGAGTGGGACCGCGCCGGGAGCCATCGTCACAGATTACAACTTCCGCTACCTCATCCACACGCGGGTCATCCCGTCCTACGACTATCGGCTGCCCGTGGCATCGACGCTGGCGGATTCCGACCTGTCATCCTACGCCTCCCGGCTTGGCAGCGATGAGGCCCAATGGTGCGAGACATCGACCTCCCATTGCGCGTCCTGGCAGAAGGGCGTCGGGGGGACCGGAGCGCGGGGCGACATTGCACTGATCCCGCGCTGGTATCTCGAGTACCTCTACCTGATGGGCCACGGGACCGCGACGGTGGCAAAGAAAAAAGACGTATGGGACAGGTTGGTCATCGGCAACGCCGACGCTGCCGGCAACGCGCCGGTCCACTACATGATGACCACGACCGGGACGTTCTACCCGGCAGCGGGCGAGGATTCGACGCTTGGGCGCGTTGTGAGTTTGGATGAGACCCGTGGCTGGTGGCCGCTGTACGGGAGCAGCGAAGAGGGGCTGGTCACCCCTGCCACCCACGTTTGCGCCTCGTCTCCCTGTGACGGGCGAATCAACGCCACATCCTCAACCTATAAGAACAATTGGACTGCCGAGGGCCTGACCGACTACACGACCCACGCGCCAAGTTTCTACGCCATCCCGTACCTGCTGACGGGCTACCACTACTACCTCGTCGGGGCACAGATGGAAGGCGCGTTCGGCATGGCGACTACTACGACGGGAGTGAACGAGTCGGGGACCATCACGACCAGGATGCACGGGCGCGGCATCATCTACCAGCCATACGCGCCGCGAGCAATCGCCTGGACGCAGCGCAACATCTGGCTGGCCGCGCTGGTGTCACCTGACAGCACGGTGGAGCGGGCCTACTTCCAAAACCGCCTCCAGAACAACGCGGAGTTCTTCGAGGGCGCGATGCTGGTGTTTGACGGAGCGCACGCGCCCGTTGATCCGACCTGTGCGTCTTGGACCCGTCCCACAAGCACTTCGACCGCCCTGACCGCTGACATGTGGTGCGCGGGGCGCGACACCATGGGGCTGATCAACAGCGGCGTGATCCCTGAGACGAACCCGGCATTTGTCCCCTACCACGCCTCGCCGCAGACCTCGAACGACGGCTTTGTAGACGGCCACCGCCGCACGCCGTCCTACATGATGAGCTACGTCGCCAACGTCTGGGCATGGATTGCTGAAAGCGGCACGTTCGAGGGACCGGACGATCTGCCTTTGTTCCACCACGTCTCGAACTCGATGGCGGCGCACTACGCGGGGCGCGTGCTGTCGAGCGTCAACAGCATGATGCAGTTCAGGATTATCGACATCGGGGTGGGGCCGGGGGACAAACTGCGATGCGAGACGTTCGATGAATGCGCGAGTTCGGCCATCGTTTCATGGCCCCTCGATGCCGACATGAACGACTCTCAGACCACCATCGACGTGGTGGCGGGTCTGGACTGGAAGGACGGCGGGGACTCCTACTTCAACATCGCCTGGGCCAAGATCGACGACGAGTATGTGCGGCTCACGGGGAGCCCCGCACTCTCTACGCCGTCCAGCGGCAAGGCTCGGTTCACTATCTCCGCCCGTGGCGTCTGGGGATCGACAGCGGCGGCTCACACCGCTGGTGCAACCGTCACGATGCTGCCGGGATTCATGGTTGGTTGGGCGTCTGATCCCGTGGGCGGCTACCCGGTGGTCACTGGCGCGGCGTTGAACCTGATGGCCGCACGGACTCAGGTCGGAACGTATTCGCCCAAGCGTGCCCGCGATCAATTCATGGGCGCGTTGCCGTACCAGAACGCGAAGGTCGGCAATCCACAGTGGGCGACGGCACCTTACGAGGTGATCCGATCTGTGACGGCGACGGGTGGCGCTGGTGCGGCTTCGCTGTCGTGGATTGCACCTCCCGCGACGGTCTGCAAAGTGTACATCGGGGCCACGGCGCCGGCGAGTTCCAGTGATGCCCCGGACTCCGCGGCCGACGCGACGAAGGCCCGCTATCAGACGTTTTCGGCGACCGGACTTAACACCGGGACAAACCATTATCGAATCACCTGCGGGACCGCGCGTGTCGCCGGAACCGTAACCGTCGGAACCCCCGCTAATCCGTGGGATGCGGCATTCAGTTCTGATTTCGGAATAGGGAGTAATTAGCATGATGGCAAGACTCATTCTTCTCGCGGTGGTTCTTTCGATTGCCGCACACGCACAGACTGGCACGGCTCAGACTCAATCCACCCTGCTCGGCTACTTCGCCGATGGACAGGCGGCGGGCAGCATTACTCCTGCCTACATGAGAAATTTCGTAGCGTCCATTGTGCCAGCGACGAAGACCGAAGGGCGCTTGCTGCGCTTCGGCGCAAGTAGCGCAGTTGAGCAGACGCTGTGGACCGTCCCGTCTGCGGATGGCACGGCGGGACAGTACCTTGCGACCAACGGGTCGGGGGTTGTGGGATGGGCCAGTCTGAGTTGGCCGGGTGCGGGAGTGGCGAACTCCACGGGTTCAGCCTGGGGTACGTCTTACACGGTCGGGACCGGGGCAAGCAACCTCGTGCAACTCAACGCGAGTTCGCAACTTCCAGCGGTCAGCGCGGCGCTACTCACAAACTTCCCGACGCTCAACCAAAGCACGACGGGGAATGCGGCAACAGCTACAGCGCTTGCTACGGCGCGAAGCATCTTTGGGGTGAGCTTCAACGGGACAGCCGACATCGGATCGAGATCCGGCAACACCACAGAATTTGCCACGGTCAGCGGCACCAAGACCGTCAACAAGCAACTCGCGTTCGACGCTTCGGGTAACGTCGTGGCCTCTGCCTCGGACATCGGCGCAGGCGGATCCATGACGTATCCCGGCGCTGGCGTTGCAAACTCCACGGGGTCGGCATGGGGAACCTCGTACACGGTCGGGACCTCGGCGAGCAACCTTGTTCAGTTGAACGGTTCAGCACAACTTCCAGCGGTTTCAGCGGCGCTGTTGACCAACTTCCCTACGCTGAATCAGAACACGACAGGCACAGCGGCAGGACTCGCCGCCCAATACATCGACTGGAATTCTGGGAGTGGTGGTTCGAGCATCGCCAACAAGCCCAACGTGGCGACGGCGGCAAGCGGTGGAAGCCTGACGACCTCCGGGGCCTATTCGGTCACACTGACCGCAACTGGGGCAACAAGCCTCACACTGCCGACCAGCGGGACGCTGCTGGCCGTATCCGGTAGTGGGACGGGTGTGGTCACGCTGTTGGAGGGAACAGCGCCTGGCGCAGGCGCATCGGCGGGAGAGCATAGCGTCTACTTCGACAGCGCCGACTCGCTGCTGAAGTCGCACGAGAATGGCGGCTCGGTGGTGACCTACCATTCGACGGCGAATCCCCAGACCACCATCAGCGGTAACGCGGGCACGGCTACGGCACTTGCAACCGCCCGTGCAATCGGCGGGGTAGATTTCAATGGCACGGCGGCGATTGTCCCCCAAACCATTCAGACCGTTGACAGCACGGACGCCTCCTCCTACATCGCCATGTTCGACGCGGCAACAGGCAACCAGCAGCCTAAGACGGACGCAGGGCTGACCTACAACGCTTCGACGGGAGTGCTGACGGCGACAGGGTTTGCTGGACCGCTGACAGGAGCGGTGACGGGTAACGCATCTACCGCTACGGCATTGGCGACAGCTCGTGCTATTGGCGGGGTGAACTTTGACGGATCAGCCGCCATTGTTCCTCAGACTGTGCAGGTAGTGGACGGAACAGATTCCACGAGTTTCGTTGGGATCTTCGACTCGGCAACTGGCAACCTTCAACCCAAGACAGACGCGGGGCTGGCTTATAACGCCTCAACTGGGGTGTTGACCGCTACGGGTTTTGCAGGCCCACTGACGGGCAACATCACGGGCAACGCCAGCGGTACGGCGGCAGGGTTGGCGGCGCAGTACATTGACTGGAACTCTGGGAGCGGCGGAACCTCGATTGCCAACAAGCCGACTCTGGGAACAGCAGCGGCGGCTACCCTCGGCACGGGCGCGGGGCAAGTTCCTGTGACCGGAGACTACCAGCCGTCAGACGCCGACCTGACTGCTATCGCGGCCCTGAGTTGTACTGAGAACCAGATCATCAAGCGCAACGGTGCAAGCGCGTGGGTGTGCGCGGCTGACGCGACGGCAGGATCGCCCACGTTCGACGGCATTGGCAGCGGCACGAACACCTCGGCAGCAATGGTCGTTGGCACAGGCGGTTCGCTTGGGGCCACGGGCTCCGGCACCATCACGGCTACGGCTGTTCCGGTCGGCGGCATAGGCGGGCTCGGCACGGGCGTCGGGACGTTCCTTGCCACTCCGTCAAGTGCCAACCTTGCCTCGGCTGTGACAGGCGAGACGGGGACCGGGGCGCTTGTCTTTGCTGAATCCCCGACGCTGGTGACCCCGGCACTCGGCACCCCGGCATCGGGTGTGCTCACCAACGCCACGGGCCTCCCCATCGCATCAGGCGTGAGCGGACTTGGTACAGGCGTGGCAACGGCGCTGGCAACTCCGTCGAGTGCGAACCTTGCTTCGGCGGTGACTGATGAGACAGGCAGCGGCGCTCTAGTGTTTGGCACCAACCCTGTGTTCAGCACCAGCATTCAGATCCCCAACGGCACAGGCCCCACGGTGGATGCTGCGGGTGAGATCGCTGTGGACACCACCACCGACCAATTGCAGTTCTACGGTGGGGCAAAGCGGGCGCTGCCCTCGATCCAGCACGTCTCGTTCGTAATCCCCGCACCAGCGGCAGCAGACGACATGCTGCTCATGAAGGCTCCCTACGGCATGTCCATCCTGACCATCAGGGGCGTGCTGCAAGGCACGACTAACGTGGTGGGGCAGTTACAGGAGTGTACGTCGGCGGGTGCATCGTGCGCCGACCTTGACTCCGATATCACCTTCAATGGCGACGAGGATGCCGACGACGGATCGCTGACCGACTCGACAATCGCATCGGGCAACTGGATTGGTTGGAAGACCACCAGCGTTTCTGGAACGCCCACGTTCCTCACGATCACCGTGACCTTCCGGGTGGTGACCGACTAACATGAGACTTCTACTCACCCTCATCCTGGGGGCCGCTCTCGCGTGGCCCCAAATTATCATCCTGCCCAAGAAGAAAGCGGCGGCGGGTGCGGATGTTGCGTTGGAAGCCATCTCTGGCGACGGCTATGCAGCAAGCACCAGTGTCACGGTTGTCACCCCCAGCATGACGGCAGGGACAAATCGGGCGCTGTTCGTCATGATCGGGACCGCCACAGAGGGCGCGGTAGACCCGACCGGGATTTCCGGTGCGGGTGCAACGTGGACCGCCGTAGGCAGCGCGACGGCAGGCAACGGCTTCATGCGGGGGCGTTGCTACGTCGGCATTGCTCCGACAGCGACAGGCGCGGCAAACCTCACGGTCACATATAGCAGCGGGCCAAGCTACGGCGTGGTTGGAACAGTTGTGCACCTGAAGAATGCCAGCCAGTCAGCGGTCAACTATACCTGCACCATCACCACTTCAGGGAACCAAGTCCTCACGGTGCCGGCTGGTGGCATCGGCACATCGATCCAGATGGACACGACCGATATCCGCACGGTGACGGGCTGCACGACCGATGAGCATTTTGCAATTGATGGCGGCGGCGTCGGCATCTCGGCGGCATCCTGCACGGCGGCGAGTTCGACATTCACCTGGTCCGGATACGGGACCAACTCCATCGCAATCGGCATGGCGGGGCCGAAGCAATGAAACTGGCGCTTGCACTCCTGGTTGCCGCCTCGGCCTGGGGCACTGAGGTCGTGGCCTCATCGTGCAGCCGGGATCACGTCAACACAGCAGTCGGCGCGGCCTCGGACGGGGATACTGTCTTGATCCCCAACGGCTCCTGCACTTGGACTTCCGGGATCACCACGACGAAGCAGATCATCATCCGGGCGCAGAACTACACGCCGACTTCGGGGGGCACGGCCACGCGGAACGTGGTGCTGACCAACAACTCGTCATCTAATCTGTTCGAGATGCAGAGCGGCAATACCTACCACGTTGGGGTGGGCGGCATCCGGTTTGACGAGGGGACCGGCGACGTGAACGCCGTGCGGTTCACCGGCACGGGCAGCAAGGTTCCCCTGTTGTTCGACTGCCACTTCGAGAATAAGGAACGCTTCGGGTCAGCGGAGGATGTGGCGCTTATCGCATGGCTCTCGCAGGGCGGGGTGGCTTGGAATATCTCAATCGATGGGTCAGACTTCGGCACGCCGGGAGAAGACTTGGGGCCGTCGATCGCATCGGTTAGCATCCACCTGAAGTCCCCCCGCGCATGGGCGACTGCCAGCACGATGGGCACGCTGGATACAGGCGGCGCCGTGAACGTCTACATCGAGGACTCGTCATTCCTGAACACGGGCGGGGTGGACATCGACGACAATGCCCGGCTGGTGGGCCGCTACTCCCTCATCGACGGCTGCACCTGGATCACGCATGGGTTCACGTCCACCTATGGCGGCCGGTGGTTCGAGGCCTACAACAACACGTTCCGCATGACGGTCACCCCGCGAAACGTGACGAGGTACTTTTGGTTTCGCGCCGGCAGCGGGATCTTTACGGACAACGTGGTGAACAACACGACCGCGCCGTCAGATTACGGCAGCACCAACCTGTTCGACATTGGCGACAACACGACGCCGGGTTCCTACCCGCAGGCACGGCAGCCGGGGTGGGGCCACAACGGGACGAACAACGTCATTGATCCGATTTACGCCTGGAACAACACCGGGGCGCGGGCTACGTCTTACGCCTACCAGAACGGGTGGGATGCCATCGTTCAGGATGACCGCGAAGTGTTCGTAGGGGCAGCGGCGAAGCCCAGTTACACGAAGTACACCTACCCACATCCAGCGCGGGAGGCGGTGGAGGGAGAGAGCGAACCGCCGGCAGGGCCAGCGGCGCGAACGGCGGGCAAGGTGTCGCTGACCGGGAACGCAAGGATTCAATGATTATCGGGGCTGACGAGATCGTTGTGATTGCCATCTACTAGGAGCCAACATGGCTCGACTGATTTGTTTTTTGATGCTCTCCCTCCCCCTCGCGGCCCGGGTCGCCAGTCAGGACATCGCGGTGGATGACCGTGGTGAACTTTGCGACGGCGGGGGCGCTGGTGTGGGTAGCGGGCGGAATTACCGGGTGAAATGAACTAATGGAGAACGCCGTGGAATCTCACGATCAACTGCTCACGTCCATCCTGGCGAGTCTTGGCCGGCTGGAGGGCTCACACGCCGCGACGACCGCGACCCTTGCGGGCATCCGCCGGGAGATCGATACCGGCTTCGCCGCCGTCATCAAAAGGCAGGATCTGACCAACGGGCGGGTGACGTCGCTGGAGGCAGACAGGGGCCGCATGATGGTCAACCAGGCCGCGCAGGATGCTTTCACGCCCGCGATGTTCAAGCAGCTGGAGGACATTAAAGCCGCGTGCAATGCGCGACACGAGCGGCTGAGCACGGTTCTCGAGGATTTGGAGCGGTCGGACACGACCGACGAAGTTCAGCAGGCCCATGACGCCGGCGAGCGCGAGGGCTCTGCCCGGATGTGGCGGGCCATATGGGTCGCACTGGTCGCGCTGGCGTCGGTGCTCGCGTTCGCGTGGGACCGCTGGCCGGCCAAGCCGTAAGTTTCTAAGTACCATCCTCGCCTCGGATTTATCCTAGGCAATCCCAACACGTTTTTTACTTGACCGCTCCAACGCCACGGGTCCATGATGGACACATGGCTACACGAGTTAAGCATGAGGAACGGAGAGACGTTAACATAAGGAACGTGAACGTCGCCGTTTGGCGCAAGGCGAGGCGCGCGGCGTTTCTCGCCGGCATGAGTATGGCGCAGTGGATTGAAACGCTGATCGAGAAGGCGTGCAGGAGGGCGTCATGAGCCCCAAGACCGTTGGGTGGGGACTGATCCTCATCGGCCTCATTGGGTTTGCTCAACTGGCCCACTGCCAGTCCCCCGGCGACAGGCTGTACCGCACGTCGGTTGCGGTCGCCATCGGGGCGCAGGGCGCGGACATCGCCAGCAGTTGGGGCGGGATCGAGGCCAACCCCATCCTCGGCAGGGGCCAGCGGTACGGCTGGCAGGCGACGGGGATCAAGCTCGGCATCGTGACGGGCTGCCTGCTCGTCCAGCGATGGGCCATCCGGCGCAACCCGAAGGCGAAGATCCCGGCTGCCATCGTGAACTTCGGCATGGCCGGCGCGACGGCGGGGGTCGCGGCGCGGAACTGGAGGACGAGATGACACCAGAGCAATTCAGCCGACTCCCCAAGTGGGCGCAGGAGAAGATCACGACACTCCAGCATCAGTTGGACGATACGGTCAAGGCGCTGAACGCTGCGGTGTCTCAATCCCTTTTTGATCGGGTCTGCTCTTCCTTATCTCCTACGCCGCCCCATCTTTGACAACTGAATAGAGTTTATGGCGCGGAAGGTAACTTTGGGGCCTTGGTCCTGGTTCGACTCCGGACCGCGCCAACCAGTTCGAGCGGCGGAGCTATGGGGGCCACCTCATTCGGTGACGCCTTTTGCGTGGACCGCGACAGGGGTAGAACCTGGCGCACCGGCGCCGCTCGATTCAATTTGAAGGGAGGTTGTATGGCAACCAGTGGATCGAAATACAAGATAGTCCGCACCTACAGCGCGGGCGTGTTCTTCGGGGAGATTGTTTCCCGGAAGGGCAAGGAAGTGGTGATGAAAAATGCGAGGCGGCTGTGGTACTGGGATGGTGCGGCCAGCCTGTCTCAGTTGGCGCAGAGCGGCACATCGAAGCCGCAAAACTGCAAGTTCCCGGAACCTGTTTCTGGCGTGGTATTGACCGAAGCGATTGAGATTCTCAACGTGACGCCAGCGGCGGCAAAGATCATTATGGCGGTCCCGGTATGGAAGAGTTGATCGGCTCCGGCTCCGGCTCCGGCTCCGGCTCCGGCTACGGCGACGGCTCCGGCTCCGGCTCCGGCTACGGCCACGGCTCCGGCTCCGGCTCCGGCTACGGCGACGGCTCCGGCTCCGGCTACGGCCACGGCTCCGGCTACGGCCACGGCTCCGGCTTCGGCTACGACTTCGGCTCCGGCTGAGTCACCCAATTCTCAGACCCTCATGGCTCGGTAGCTATGGCAGGCAAGCCGACAGATGAGGGGCCCGACCTGGGGCGTCCAGGGTAGGACGTGGCCGATTCCACGACGCACAAACGGCACGGGCGGCTGCGGAAATGTCTCAGGCTCAGCCGCCCGACAAACGGAGGCAGACACAATGAGCACGGAACTCGCCGTCATCCAGCCGGGTGCGGTGGCAACACAAGGCTTTGGGTCGCGCGAGATTGAACTTCGCGCGGAAACAGCGACGGCCGCGGTGGCCGCGCAGGCGAAAGCCGCGGTCGAGGCGCGCTACATCCTGGCGATGCAGAGGCCGCGGGACATGGATGAGGTGCGGCGCCGCATCCTGCACGATTGCAAGCGCCCGACATTCGCGGCGTCGGCCATGTACCGGCTGCCGCGCGGCGGCAAGACCATCGTGGGCTTGTCGGTTCGGTTTGCCGAGGCCGCGCTGCGCAGCATGGGCAACGTGATGCCAGACGTAAGCGTGATTTACGAGGACGCAGGCAAGCGGATCTTGCAGGTCATGGTGACGGATTTGGAAGCGAACTTGACCTACTCGAATCAGATTGTCATTGACAAGACGGTAGAACGCAAAGACCGCAAAGGGCGCGAGGTGCTGGCCGAGCGGACCAACTCCTACGGCGACACCGTGTTCGTGGTGGTGGCGACAGAGGACGAACTGCTCCAGAAGCAAGGCGCACTGGTCAGCAAAGCCATCCGGACCGCGGCGCTTCGGCTTCTGCCTGGCTACATCGCGGACGAGGCCGAGGTTGAGATCGGCAAGACGCTGCGCAACGAGGCAGCGAAAGACCCCGACAAGGAAAAGACGGACCTCATCGACGCCTTCGACGCCATCGGTGTCGGGCCGCGTGACCTCGCTACCTACCTCGGCCACCCGCTCGAGCGGATCCAGCCGGCCGAGATGGCTGAACTGCGCCAGGTCTACCGGACGGTCAAAGACGGCGAGGCGACGTGGGACGCGGTTCTAGAGGGCAAGGCCACAACCGGCTCGCAGGAACTGCAAGACGAAGTGCGGGACAAGAAACTCGCCGAACTCCAGGGCACGCAGCCGGGCGTCAAGTTTGGAAAGGCGGCGAAGCAATGAAGATTGAGTCCGTCAGCATCCGCAACATCAAGGGTATCGACGCGCTCGACTTCGAACTCGGTTCGGTCAACATCCTGAGCGGCGACAACGGCACCGGCAAGACCAGCGTGCTCGACGCCATCCGATCCATCTTCGAGGGCGGGCATGACCCCGCCCTGCTCAGAAACGGCGCGGAGTCGGGCTACGTGGCGATCCGGCTCAGCGACGGCCATCTTATCACCAAGACCGTCACAGAGAAGGGCTCGACACTAGTGGTCAAGTCCGAGGACGGCTCGGTCATCCCGGCGCCCAAGCGGTTCGTCGAGCAACTTGCCGAGGGCTTCGCCTACGACCCACTGGCATTCTTGGCGGCGAAACCAAAGGACCGGCTGGCGTTCCTACTGAAGGCCATGCCGATCTACTTCACGCCGGAAGAGGTCGAGGCGCAGTGCGGCGCGCGGCCGGCGAAGCAGTTGGATATCGACGGACTGGCGGCGTTCCGGCAGGGCATCTACGAGCGGCGGGCGGCAACCAACCTCCAGATGAAGAATCTGGATGGGACGATCACCACCCTTCAGCAGAGCCTGCCGGCAGAGGTCGACGAGGACGCGGCTGAGCGTTTACGTGTGATCCGTCAGCGGCAGGACGCGGCCAAGGCGATGTTGCACACGACCCACGAACGCATCAACTCCTGGGCGTCCATCGAAAAGCAGCGGATTCGGGAGGAGGCACAGAGGCAGATCGACGCGATCACCGAAGACGCCGCCAAGCAGGCCCGTGAGGCCACAGCCGGGATCAACGCTGAATTGGAAACGATCAACCACGACATCGGCGTGGCCGAGGCCGTGGCAGAACAGGCGACCCGCGCCAAGCAAACCAAGGCCAGCATCACCGAGTTCCGGGCGCAGTCCAAGGCGCTGGTCGGCGAGGCGCTGGAACTGTCCCGGCAGATCGAGGCCATCGACGCACTGAAGAAGCGGAAGCTGAGCCAGTTGCCGATCGAGGGAGTCGAGCCGCGGGACGGCGAGATCTACTACCAGGGCGTGCCGCTCGATCACGTCAACACGCAGCAGCAAGTCTTCCTCGCATTCCAGGTCGCCAGTTTGCTTCCCGGCAAGCTCGACTTCATGGTTTGCGATCACTGTGAGGCTATCGTCGGCGAGAACTGGGACGAGTTCCTGGCCGGCGCCAAACGAAGCAAATACCAAGTGGTGGCGGCGAGGGCGACGGCGGGCGAACCGCTGGCCATCACGCAACCCGCAGACAACGAAACAGGAGACAACTAAATGCCACAGATCACCTTCCGCGGAACCACCCTCCGCTACATCGACCTTCGACGCGACGAGGGCGGCTCGTTCACGCGCCTCCACCTGACCGCCGATTACTCCGAACCCGTCCAGCAGGCGATGGGCTGGGAGCCGATTCCCGAGAGCGTCACGACCTGCAAACTCAGCGGCAAAGTCAACGCCGTCAACATGGTCCTGACACCCACCGACGCGGCGCTTCGCCGCTCCGAGATCCAGATGGAGGCCAGCGAGGTCGGCGACTTCACACTGGCGCCGACGAAGGACGATGCGGGTGACGTCACCGGCCACGAACTCCGGTTCGTCCTGCGCACGAACGAGAGCGCGGCCTGGGCGGCGCTGGGTCAATACTTCGTTACCATCGGCCAGGGCACGGCGGCACTGAAGGTCACGTTCGCCGAGCAGACCACGCTCGAGGGCGAGGACAGACAGGGCAATCTCGTCGAGATGCCCGACGCCACCGCAGACGACGAGGAGAGAGACGACGAGGCCGACGCACCGGTGTCGGTCGAGCCGCCGCTGGCCAGCGCCGTCCAGGTCGCCGGAAACACCGACAAACTGCGGAAGGCCCGCCGCGACCGCCAGAGCCGCAGTCCGATCCCGGCCGATCCGGGTTCAGCCGAGTGGCGCACGGCCGAGGAGATCGCCGAGGGCACGCCGCACCACATCACCGAGGGGGTCCAGTAATGAACGAGATCAACTGGGCCTTCCTTCTCGGCGCCGGCGTCCTGGGCTTCGCGGCCTGGTACGCCTGCAACTCCGTCCCCACCATGCGCCGCGCTGCCGCCTGCCTAATCCGGCGGGCGGCGGCGGTCGAGGCGGCTGAAATCGCGCGGAAACGGGCCGGCGATGCGGCCTACGTCCTCGCCTGTGAGTATTTGGAAATCGAGGTAACACCATGCACAACGCCGACTTCCGCGGTGCCTCCTGGGGCCGCGACGGACGAAATCTGAACGCGAACCTGCCGGCGGGCTACCGGGAGCTGAACCCCACCGAAGCTGAGGTCGAGGCCGTGCTGCCCGGCGTGTCCGTGGAGTGCGGCGAGTGCGGAAACCCCTGCCTTGGGGGCGGCGTGGCTCTCGACGGCAGCGTGTTCTGCTGCGACGACTGCCTGGACAATCACCAGTGGCGGCAGGATGTCAAGCACAAGGCGCAGGCCGCCGTGGATGCCGCCCATGCCGCGTTCCATGCGCGGCTGGTCGACGTCGAGCGGCGGCACTACGCGCTGGTCGGGCGTATGTGGGTGCTGGGCCTGTTCTGCGCCGGCGGCTGGATCCTCGCCATCATGCTCGCGCTCGGCTGGGGGACGTGGTGACACTGAGTTACGACGTCATCGGTGAGCCCGCGCCCCAGGGCTCAAAGTCCCCGAAGGGCAGGCTGCCCAATGGCCGCGCCATCATGGTCGAGTCGTGCAAGAAGGTCAAGCCGTGGCGCGAGGCTGTCATCTGGGCCGTCCGTGAGGGGCCGCGCGTCACGCTCGACGGCGCGATTGGAGTCAGCCTCACGTTCTACTTCCGGCGCCCCAAGTCTGCGCCGAAGTCCCGCACACTGCCCGACCGCAAGCCTGACCTGGACAAGCTCGTCCGGTCCACGCTCGACGCCTTGGTGATGGGCGGGGCCATTGAGGACGATGCGCGGGTGGCATATTTGCAGGCGCGGAAGCTCTACTGCCGGCCAGACGGGGTGGATGTTCCGTGCGCACACATTGAGTTGGTTGATGGGTTGAAGGAGCCACAAGTATGAGATTTGAGTCGAGATTTAACGAGGTCGAGGCCGTCCCGGTTGAGTTGAGCGGCGAGGCCCTGATGGCGGTGAACGCGGGCGGGCGGGCGCATTGCATCCCCGCCGAGTGGTTCACACTGCTGTTCCAGGAAGCGCCGAAACGGCAGGACGCCCCAGCCCCAGCACCGCAGAAGCGCTTCGTGAAGCGCAACGGTATCCCGGAGTCCAGCACCGGCAGCCGACTCGCGACGGAAGTGCGGCTGCGGGGCTACCCGGAGGCGTTGCGTGATCCGAGGTCCACCACGCTCCGGGCTGTTTGGGATGCCCTCGGCATCGAACCGAGCGGCGTGAGTGGGATCGAACGCACAACCGGGCTCGGCAACAAGCAGGTGTCGATGGCGCTGATGGGCCTGCGCGACAAGTGCCTGGTCCACAAGCAGGACTCGGACGGGGCATGGGAGCGGACGCGGGAGGAGTAGTATGACCACCGACCCCTACATCCTCGATCTCATCCGCGCCGGCCGTCACGACTCGCCGGTGCCGATCGCGGAGATCCAGCTGAAGACCCGCATGTCGGCGCGGGCCGTCAAAGCCAGCGTCGAGCGACTTCGAAACGACGGCGAGCCCATCGGGGCGTCCCGCGGCGCCGTCGCGGGCTACTACCTCGTCAGGACCGCGGAGGACGCCGAGGCAGCCGTCCGTCCCCTGTGGCGGCAGATCCTTAGCGAACTCCGCACCGTGCGTCTGATGCTGCCCGAGGCGCGGTACCGGGAACTGGTGGGGCAGCTGCGGATTGATGGAGGTGACCATGCCTGAGAAGCCTATTCTTTTCAAGGGCCCGATGGTGCGGGCCATTCTCGAAGGGCGCAAGACGCAGACGCGGCGGGTGGTGAAGCACAACCCTTTTTACGGGGAACCTGACTGGGAACGGGCATTCCCCGATGGCCTCACGACGCCATACCTCCACGTTCCACAGGCGGGTGGCGAGTACGGGGACAAGACGGTTCAGCGGCTCTACTGCCCCTACGATCCTGGCGACACGCTTTGGGTGCGGGAAACGTGGGCTGAAGATTTTGAGCACAATCGGTGCTTTTACCGCGCCGATTCAGACGACGGCCATCACGTTCCCTACGAAGTCAGTGGGGCTGGCGGCTTTGGCGGCGGCGTTGGACTCGCAACGATTGACACCTGGCGTCCCTCCATCTATATGCCGCGCAAGTACAGCCGCATCACACTCGAAGTCACTGGCGTCCGCGTCGAGCGGGTTAGAAGCATCACGGAAGAGGATGCACTTGCAGAGGGCGTGACGTGGGAGTTGGACTTCACCCCGCAGATGAATTACGCGGAACTCTGGAACTCCATCAACGCCAAGCGCGGCTACGGGTGGGAGTCGAACCCCTGGTGCTGGGTCGTCGAGTTCAGGCGGGTGGACCCATGTTGACCACCATCTGCCCGCACTGCCAGCAGACCCTCGGCCTGTCGGTCATGCCGCTGAGCGTTCAACAGGCGGCGCTGGCGCTGGACCCCAAACTGCCGAGAGAGGTCATCGAGGGCATCTGCGCGAGCCGGTCGGTCCCGGTCGAGGAAGTCATGAGCCAGCGGCGTCACCGCGTCACTGTGGCGGCGCGCCGGGCCTGCATCGAGGAGTTGAGCCGCCGTTGGCCGGCTGGCGGCAGCTACTGGATTGCGAAGCAACTGCATGTCTCCTACGAGACGGTGCAGTCGTACCTGATGCGGAAGAAGCGGGGGGCGGCATGACCCTCGACTCCGAACTGGCCCGCTGCGTCGAGCAGGAGGGCGAGTGCAAGCGGAATTGGGACACGCTGGACCACGACGCCGGGGCATGGCAAGGGGTGACTGACTGGATTATGGAGTACGCAATCTTGACCAAGAACGAATACGGCGCTTTCCTGAAGGCGAAGGAACAACGGGCGAACTTCGGCGGGTTTGAGCCGCTACTGATGCCGGGGTTTCTGTTTGGCTTCCAGAGATACCTCGTAGACCATGCGGTGCGCAAGGGCCGATCCGCCATTCTTGCCGATTGCGGCATGGGCAAGACGCCGATGCACCTGGTCTGGTCCGAGAATGTGGTCCGCAAGACGAACAAGCCGGTCCTCTGCCTGACGCCTTTGGCGGTGGCCCGGCAGACGGTAACCGAGGCCGCCAAGTTTGATCTGGACTGCCGCCGGTCGTCTGGCGTGATCGAAGCCGGAGCGCACATCGTGGTCACGAACTACGAGAAGTTGCACCACTTCCGACCCGAGGACTTTGGCGGTGTGGTCTGCGATGAGTCCAGCGCCATCAAGAGCTTCAACGGCAAGCGGCGGGCCGAGGTGACTGAGTTCCTTCGCACGATGGAGTACCGGCTGCTATGCACGGCGACCGCAGCGCCCAACGATTACATCGAACTGGGCACGTCCAGCGAAGCCCTGGGCGAGTTGGGCCACATGGACATGCTCAACAGGTTTTTCAAGAACGACCAAAGCACCAGCGACACAAAGGGTAGAAGGTATGGCGGCGGGGCTGGAGTCAAGTGGCGCTTCAAGGGCCACGCCGAACACGCCTTCTGGAAGTGGGTATCGTCATGGGCGCGGGCCTGCCGTAAGCCTTCCGATTTGGGTTTTGAGGATGACGGGTTCATTTTGCCGCCGCTCATCGAAAACGAGCACATCGTCCAGACCCGCACGCTTGCGCCTGGGATGTTGTTTGCCATGCCAGCGCGGGACATGCGGGAGGAGCGCGAAGAACGTAGGCGCACCCTCCAGGAACGCTGCGAGAAAGCCGCTAGCCTCGTTGCCGATACAGAGAAAGCCGCCGTGGTCTGGTGTCACATGAACGCAGAGGGCAAACTGCTTGAGAAGTTGATACCAGGTTCGCGTGAGATTGCGGGCAGTACTCCGGATGACGAGAAAGAGGACATCTACTCCGCGTTCTCCAGTGGCGACCTGCGGGTGCTGATTACCAAACCGAAGATCGGGGCGTGGGGACTGAATTGGCAGCACTGCTCGCACATCGTCACCTTCGCCAGCCACAGTTACGAGCAATACTACCAGTCGGTTCGACGGTGCTGGCGGTTTGGGCAGAAGTATCCCGTCACAGTGGATCTAGTGGCGACCGAGGGCGAGGCTGGCATCAAAGACAACCTGCGGCGAAAGTCCGAGGCGGCAGACCGGATGTTTTCGTCGCTGGTCGAACACATGAACGACGCCATCCGTATTGACCGTTCCGAGAAATTTGAGAGCAAGGAGATCATCCCATCATGGCTGTAAAAGACCAGTGCATCACCGAACGGTACGCACTCTACAACGGCGACTGCATCGAGGTCATGGCGACTTTACCGGAGAACGCTGTCCATCTCTCGATCTACAGTCCGCCATTCGCTGGACTGTACCACTACTCATCAAGCGAACGTGATCTATCGAACTGCCGGGACTATGCCGAGTTTTTCCAGCAGTACGAGTTTGTGGTCAACGGCCTCCACCGCATCACTGCGCCGGGGCGCATGACCTGCGTTCACTGCATGGATGTGCCAAGCGGCAACAGTGGGCTCGATTACCTAATTGACTTCCCTGGCGACATCATTCGACTGCATGAGCGGATGGGGTGGCGGTACGTGGCCCGGTACAGCGTTTGGAAGGAGCCACTTGGGGTCCGCAACCGGACCATGACCAAAGCCCTTGCCCACAAGACGATTGTGGATGACTCTAGCCGCTGTACCGTGGCATCAGCCGATTACATGCTGGTCTTTCGACGGTCAGGGAAGAACGCCGTCCCAATCAAGCATCCGACTGGACTAATGAGTTATGCCGGGGCGCGGCAGATCCCGCCCGAACTTATGTGCTATCGGGGGTGGAAGGGGAACCAGATCGAGAACCGCTACTCGCACTGGATCTGGCGGCAGTATGCTTCTGCCTTCTGGGATGACGTGCGGATCGACCGCGTTCTACCATTCAAGCCCGCCCGTGAATCAGACGACGAGAAACATGTTCACCCCTTGCAATTGGACGTGATTGACCGGGCCGTGGTGCTTTGGAGTAATCCTGGCGAGGTTGTGTTGACTCCGTTCATGGGCGTCGGGTCTGAGGTATTTGGGGCCGTCTGTGGTGGTCGCCGTGGCGTTGGAGTTGAACTAAAGGCTAGTTACTTCAAGCAGGCCATGAGGAACTTGGCGGAGGCGAAGCCCTCGTCGGATGACCCCCAGATTGGGATGTTTGAGGAGGGCATGGAGGCCGCGTCGTGACCCCCGCGAAGCCCATCGGCGTCGTCATGCGCCTCCAGCGCCATCGCTGCGGCGAGCACCCCGACGCCTGGCCTGGGTGCTGCGGACGGGAGTACTGGGAACACGGGCGAGGCAAGGCGCTGGCGGGGCCGTGCTGCCGGCAGTTGCCTGAGTACAAGGCGTGGGTTCGGGATCGCGAGCGAGCGAGTATGTGGCGGAGCCGTGAGCGGAAGTCGACGGCAGGGAAGTGTGCGGCCGAGCCGCTACTTGGCGGGGCGGCATGAAGCCAGTCGTTATCGACATTTTCTGTGGCCTCGGCGGCTGGTCGGCTGGATTCCTCGCCGAGGGGTACGAGTGCTATGGGTTTGACATCGAGCGCCACGACTACGGCGCCGGGGGCTATCCCGGTCAACTCGTCCTCCAGGATGCGCTCACCATCCACGGCTCGCAGCTCCGCCACGCCGATGTGATTGTCGCCTCGCCGCCGTGCCAGAAGTACTCCTACATGGCGATGCCTTGGAGCCGGGCGAAGCAGATGGCGGCGGAGTACCGGGACGGGACGCGCGACGTGGCCGAACTGACGGCGCTGTTCGACGCCTGCTTCCGCATCCAGCGGGAGGCGTGCGAGGCGGCCGGGCGGCATATTCCGATGGTGGTGGAGAATGTTCGCGGCGCACAGCCCTGGGTGGGCCGGGCGAAGTGGCGGTACGGGTCGTTCTACTTCTGGGGCGACGTGCCGGCGCTGATGCCGCGGGCGTTGCATCGCAAGGTCCCCGGTTTCAACTTCCACGAACACGAGAAGACCGGGAAGCCGGGGCGGTCGTTCCGGAGCGCGGCGGTGACAGGCATCAAGCAAGGCGGTGAGTGGTGGCACGATCCCGAGTCGATGACGCGCCGATTCTCGTCCAGGTCCCCCGCCCGCAAGGCCGCCTCAGCACAGATCGCGATGATTCCGTTTGACCTGGCGCGGTGGATTGCGCGGGTGTACAAGCCCGCAGAGTTTGAGAGTTTGGCTGACTGACGCTCATTGGGCGAGTCCTGAGTAACTGGACCGTACCGGGCTGAAGTAAATGAGGTTCGTCGATGAGCACAGAGACACCCGCGGCGCAAGGCTACATCTGCCTCTGGCGCCGCCTACTGACCAACCCGATTTGGACCCAATTGCCAGCCGCGACCCTGAAGGTTTTTCTCGGCTGCCTGCTCCAGGCCAACTGGAAAGAGAAGTCCTGGTATGACGGAACCCAGCAGGTGCCGATCCCGCGCGGCAGCTTCGTCACGAGCTACGGCGAAATGAGTAAGGTTTGTAAAGTCTCAACTAAACAAGTTCGTACAGCTTGGAAACACCTTGAAAATTTATCGATCATGGCATACTCAAGGGCAGGGCAATGGACTAAGGTAACTGTCTTAAACTACGAGACTTATCAGATTCCGACAAACGACGAGGGCAGAGTGGAGGGCATAGAGAGGGCAGGGCTGAGGGCAGGGCGAGGTATGGGCGAGGGCATAGTTAGGGCAGGGGGAGGGCAACAACTTAATAAAGAGAAGAAAGTAATAAGGGAAGAAGACTCTCTGCGGAGCGTCCCGCCGCCCGATTCCACGCCCGATTTGAGCGACCTCGCCCACTCGATCCACGCCCGTCACCCGAGGCACCGCCGACCGACACTCCAGGCCACCGAGCGAGCCCTGGCCCAGATCTGCATGGACACGCCCGACCCGCTGGCGACCGCCCAAGGCATCGACGACCGTCACGCCGGGTGGGTCTGTTCTGCCGAGTGGACCCGGGAGGGCGGGCGGTATACCCACCACTTGCTGAAGTACCTCGATCCGGTCAATGGCCTGTGGATGACCGAGCCGCCCGAGGCCAAGGAGGAGCGCACCGTGTTTGACGAGTTGCTGGCCGAGATCGACGAGCGAGAGCGAGGCATCCAGTGATCTCCGAACGCCACGCCGTGATCCAGATCGCCCGCCTGTCGTCCTGCACAGGTGGCAAGAACATGGGCAAGGCCGAGGCCGCCGAATACCTTCGGGTGGCGAAGGCCGCGGCCAAGACGGACTACCAGGTGGCCGCCGCGGTGACATCCTGGATTGACTCCCAGACGTTCGCGCCCTCGCCGGCAGAGTTGCGCGCCATGATCGACGCCACGCCGACGCACTCAGCCAGGCCGGCGCAGGACTGCCGGGACTGCTCAGGGACCGGTCGGCGGTCGTTCTGGGCGCTGGTGATGGTCGAGCGGTACGAGGACACGGGCCGCATCCGGCGGCGCAAGGTCGAGGAAATCCAGCCGAGCGGCGACTTGAACATGTGGCTGGTGCAGGATCCGCCCGTGGCGAAGCTGGTGGACGGCATCAACAAGCGGGTCGTGATGATGGCGGGCTGGTGCTCGTGCGACTACGGCGACAGGCTGCGGCAGATGGTCGCCGCGAGGGGCGAGCAATGACGCGCATGAACATCCTCTCGCTTGGCGCGGGCGTCCAGTCCACCACTCTGTACCTCATGTACTGCAAGGGCGGGTTCCTCGACCACACCATCGACGCCGCGATCTTTGCCGACACGGGCGACGAACCGAAGGCGGTGTACAGGCACCTCGAATGGCTCCAGTCGCTCAACGGCCCGCCGATCCTTATTCGGGCGAAGGGGCGGCTGAGCGATGACCTGATGCGCGGGGAGAACCCGACTAGACAGCGGTTTGCTTCCATTCCGGCGTTCACTGTGGCAGTCGGCGAAAGTGCCGGAAAGATTCGCCGCCAGTGTTCAAAAGAGTACAAGATCGACGTGATCGAGCGGACCGTCCGCCGCGACATCTTGGGGCTTGAACAACGGCAGCGCATACCGAAGCACGTCAAGGTCACGCAGATCATCGGCATATCGCTCGATGAGGCTGGACGCGCCATGCGGATCGAGCGAAACAAGCGCGAGAAGCGGTCGCCGTTTGCCGTGCGATTCCCCCTCATTGAGAACTTCATGACGCGGGCGAACTGCTTGGAGTGGCTGCTGACCCACGGCAGCGTGCCGCACGAGACGCCGCGTTCGGCGTGCGTGTTCTGTCCGTACCATTCGGATCTTGAGTGGGACCGCATCAAGCGCGAAGACCCGGAGGGGTGGGCGCTGTCGGTGCGGCTCGACCATCGGCTGCGCGAGGCTGGCGCGGTCGTCAACCGCAAGATGGACCAACGCATGTACCTACATCGGTCGTGCCAGCCGCTCGATTTAGTGCAACTGGATGTGTCCGAAGACCCGCGAAAGAGGCAACTCGCCATGAACTTCGCGGCTGAGTGTATGGGGGTATGTGGAGTATGAACCCCGCCTTCGAGGCCCGCGTGAAAGCGCTGTTCCACCAAGCCCCACCAGGCCTGCCGAGCGACTGGCCGCCCGAGCTTCGCGAGCAGCACGGCGCCGTCGTCCTGCGCGAGGTCGTGGCCCGCCGCCAGACGGCAGCGACGAGGCGCGCGGGCTGGTGCCGGAAATGCGGTCAGTGGCGGCCGTATTACGCAGAGCAGCCGGATTGCCCGCATTGCGGGGCGGCCAGCGAGACAGAAGCGGCCATAGGAAGCGCCTGGGTGGCCGTAGCGCGACGTTCTGCCCCCAGGAGTACCCCGGAGGGCCACCGTCCACGCAAAGACGCTTGAGAAGTGGGTCAGGCACGGCGAGAACGCTTTTCAGCGCGAGGCCGGGGAGTTACTGTGCCGGCCAGATCGGCGGGTGGACCTCGACGCGCTGTTTGTGACGACCGAAGCGGTGACATGCTGGGCGTGCAGATCGAAGCTGAAAAAACACATGGAGGTACGAGATGGACAGTGAATTGACGCCACGGCAGAAGGCCGAGGGTGTGATGGCACAGTGGAGGTCTGGGCTTAGCGTTGGTGAGCCGGGTCTGGTTGACGCCATCACCACGGCGATCCAGAAGCAGAGCAATGAGGATCTTGAGCGGCATCGAGCGAAGCGCGCCGCCCTCGAAACCGAGCTCGCCGCCGCGAACGAGCGGTGTGCGGAACTGGAGGCGACGAAAGAAGCGGTGTGGGACGCACTACAAGACGCGCCAGAATTGAACCCGTCCAACTACG